AGTCACGAATGATTTCATCCGTTCAACTTCACCACGGGGCATTTTCCTGGTGTATTTGAGTGTGACATTCTTAGTTCCAATAGTAAAGACGGTTGAAGACATTTTAATATTTACTTACAATAAAATATGTTTGCTTTCGTGGTTCTATTGATTGTTAATATTATGATTTTCACGCAGATTGGTCAGGCATCACCAAAAGAAGGTAAAAAATGGACGATTTACGGAACCATGGGTTGCGGATGGACTCGTAAACAGCTGAACTACATGAAGAATAATAATATACCACATACGTTTATCGATTGTGATAACGAGTCGTGTGCTGGTATGGATGCGTTTCCAACTCTAGTTGATCCAGATGGTAAACAAATGGTTGGATACAATGAAATTTAGATACCGCGAACGACGGAGATGGAAATAGCGAGGATGAGCGCATCAGTCAAGTTCTTGATGGGCTTGAGGATAGAGATGTGCTTCACGAGAGATCGGTTCCACACAAGGCGAAGAATAAAGGTGCTGATAATGATAGTGAGAACGAAAATGAGGAACTCGGTGAGCGCGTCAGACTTGGTTTCGGACTTGGAAACTTCTTTGATCATTTACTAAAAGTTGAGATTTTTTTCTAGTTCAATTATATATGAGGGATCTTCCTCTGAGTGGTTCAGAAAGTAGATTTACAAATAGACGCTGGGGAACATCGAAAGGTATAGGTAATAATAATTGCTACGCATATGCGGTCGGAGACTATGAAGCATACAGATGGCAAAAATCTATACCAGGGGATCGCTCCAATTTATCTAACCTGAATCACAACTACACACATTGCACTGGGTTACCTAAACGCGTAATATCAGACAATCCCAAAAAAGTTTACAGAGTTGATCCAGATAAAAAATGTAAAAAGGGGTACTTCAAAATTATGATGTTTGTTTCTCCTGGAAGACCTACGAACTATATTCGACAAGGTGACTTTCACTTTTACAAACAACATGGGGTAGTGGAATACAAAATCAAACCCGGTGATACTGTAAAGTCGGTGGCAACGTTCTTCAAGGTACCAGAGTCGAGGATAAAAAGGGCTGGTATCTTCAAGGCTGGAAAACGTATCGTCTTTAAAGCAAACGTTTTCAGTCACAAACGTGGGTGGGCTACAGGTCCACTTTTGACTGATGCAAAAGGTAAGATGATTAAAGATCCTCGTAAGGCTTCTAGAAACTATCCAGGTTTAAACTATGAAAAATTCTGTAGTTCATTCTGTGTTAAAAACAGCGGGATCAAGGTCGGTAAGACTCACCCCAAGATCAGATAAAATGCTATCCAAATCTATTAAAGTGTCAACATGATCAAAAGATAAATCAAATAAGTCTATTACATCCATAGTTTGTTCTTCATTCAATGATACAGAGTTTGCCACTGCTGTATAATTGTTTTGCACCGTGACAGTAATTTTAAATTGTGATCCATCAAAAACTTTTCTACAAACGGGACATGTATTTTTACCCTTTTTTCTCCATTCTTCTAGACACTGGGAATGAAACATATGTCCACAACGTATGGGCGGATTTCCCCGTGTTGATTTTACCTCATTGAGACATATGGCACATGTTGACATTCTAGATTATGGTAGTATAGTTTTTTTCGAAATTTAGCTCAGTATATTTTAGACGTATCGAGGAGGGGCTTGTTGCAGTCGTTGCAATTTTTCTTTCCCTGTTCATCTTGAATCTTGGAAAGAAGTTCGGGTCCAGACTTCTGGAGAAGTTGACGATAAGAATAATTGTCCTCGAAGGGGATCGAATTCTTTTGCATCACGTAGTTGTTAACGAGTTGGGCTGAAGAATTTATAGTAAAGCATCGGCCGTCGGCCATACCGAGTCGTTGAGACATCTTTATTATAAAATACATCTAGAAATTAATTTGTCTATTGGTGTTTGTCAATTTCCACGATTTGAAACCCTTTTCCTCCAAAATTCTCACAAATGGATCACATCTATATCCCAAATATATATCAAAAACATCTGTATCAACGGTTGGAGATACACGAATCCTTGGATTGTCATTGATATGATGATTTATAATGTTGTAAGCAAAAGCGATTTCTTTGAGAGTCTCAGCTCCTGTGATAATGATTTTACCTGTACTAAATATGCTACACGTAATTTCCTTCATGTCGTGAGCCGGTTTGAATTTAATTTTCACCGCCGAATATCTGTCCGGTTCAAATGAAACTTTAAAAATATCGCCATATCTCTCAAACCACGATGTCACTTCCATTAAATTAATGTTGTAGTTGAGACTGAAATTGGAATTAATCATCACAACTTTAAATGAATCAAATGTAGCCACATTTTCCAAATTCAAAAAAACTTTGAAAATGTGTATCAATTGGGTGATGATACGTTTACAATCAAAAATATCACAACATCCAGCAACTTGAACACTACCATTGGGGAAAATTTTAACAGATTTTGTACTGTATGTGTCATGATAGGTAAGTGTTACCTGATTATAAAACGTCGTCGGCTTCAATGTCCACTCAAATCCATCTGTTTTTGTACCCTTTCTTCTCATTTTATAAGAACCAATGCGTTCAAAAACTTCTTTTAGTTTTTTTATGTCAATCTCTTGAATAAAGCTCGACACCATAGTGATTGTTGTAATTTTTATCCATGAGGGTCTTATATCTTCTGGTAATTCATTTCTGAAATCATTGATTGTGAGAAGATATGAAAAACTGTTATTTGCAATAGAAGAAAACATTTCATACTTTATATACCGAAGTGCTTAACTTAGGTGTTTAAAGAATATAAACATACTTTATTTAATGTGTTCATTTATAAAGTCTGCTAAACATGTATTCGATGTAGAATCGGATCTTTCGTATGTAGAAATTATATATGAAAGGTATACAAAAAAATACGGATATTCGACATTCACAGACTATATTAACACAGAACCAGTTGGAAATTGGGTGAATATTCAATCAACTAAACAATCCATTGCATATGAAAAATTTTTAGACACGATGGTAAAACAAACACTGGAAGTAAAGCAGCGAATGGCAGAACTTATGATCGAAAATATCATTGTATACAAACAGAATAATAAAACATATGTTCGTCTTTTAAACGCTGTAAAAATTTTAGATTCCACATTTCAACCACCTCGTGTAAACATGAAAAGTGCTTGGCAAATGGAGTTCATTAAGAAATTTTGTGAGAAGTATATCCAGAATGTGATTCAAATGTGTACAAACATGTCTCGTCTTTCATACTTTTTCAACGTCGCGCGTATAATAGAATTAAATACACTACAATAGTAGCACATAAAACATAACCAATTACAGATACGTTATCCGTCTTGTTAGAAATACCTACAACTACTTTCGTTTCTGATTCAGACATTGGTTTTTCGCAATCAATATTTCGACGAGGGTGGAGATCTGAGAGATCATCGTTACAAAAATCGGGAGACGACGCCTTCGCGTTAGGCATTTCTTCTACAAAATCATCAAAATTACTCGTTTGTCTCGTACCTCCTGGAAGGGAGAAATCGTGTGTGACAAATGGGTTTACGTCGTCAATAGCATCTTGATCGTTGAGCATAAACGTACTCATTTTATTATTAATTGAGATTATATTTTTTGTTATTAATTTTAGACCTGTGTTCTATCCACATTTGATCTAGATCAACATTTAACATGTGTGCAAGTTGAAAGAGATAACTAAAAACGTCACCCATCTCCATCATGACGTCCGTACCTCTGTCCTTTTTTAGGTTTGTTTTTTTGAACGTCTTTTTATACTGTCGAATCGCAGATGCCAGTTCACCAACTTCTTCTGTAAGTAAAAGCCATACCGTATCTATAGCTGCTCGATCCCAACCCTTTGACCGACACACTTTTTCCGTTTCAGATTTATAGTAGTTTAAATTCATTACTTAATCTATTTTCGGGTGTAATCTTTAATTAATTCCAATTTTATCATTCTTATCTATTTTATTTCCTACTGTACTAGTATTTATTGGTCTATCTAATGGTACAGATGTAGTGTCAATATCATTCGCATAAGTGATGTATTGTGAAACACCAGTTTGGATCTGAGATAAAGCTTTCTCTATAACACGACAGTTCATAGCCTTGACTTGTGTATTTACATTTGTAAAATGGTCACCAGACTGACTGATGAAAACGACCCTCATAAGACCATAGAGATCATCTGGGTTTTGGTAATCAATTGATATGCCAGTTTTGTTCTTGAATGCCTGGCGAATCCCACGCTGAAGAAGATTTTTGTTAAAATCTGAAAAAAATAGTGTGTTTAATGGAGTTTCACACTGCTTAAGTGATTCGAGGTGGAGGTTATCACACATATAATATAGTGTCCGAAAAAAAATTATCTGTAGATATTAAATGTTAGACTACGCTGACTTCAATGAAGTATATGCCAACAAACCCGAAAATAAGGAAGAAACTCCAGCCGACTTTGTCGGTTCATACGCCCCTGTTGCCAAGCCTGGTGAGACTGGACCATTTTTTGTAAACACCTACCTCCTCCAACCCAACCGTAAAATGGAGGTTGTTGGTACCGTTCCAGTTCGAAGCAAAGACCTTGAATGTAAGAAATAATATAAAAATAAAAGCACATGTAAAATTATATGAGGGTCACTAAACGCTCAGGTCGTATTGAGGATATGAAATTTGACAACGTCACCAATAGGATCAAGAACTTATCACACGATCTCTCTAAAAATTGTGATTCTGCTAAAGTTGCTCAACAAGTTTTTTCGTCTATGTATGATGGAATAAGCACACAAGAAATTGATACTCTTTCTGCTGAAATTTGTATTGGGATGATTACATCCGAACCCGATTACGAAATTTTAGCTACCCGTATTGTAGCTAGTAACATCCATAAACTCTGTCCAAACAACTTTCACCTTGCAATGAGAAAACTTCACAAAGCTGATATCATTACTGATGAAGTTGTTGAGACTGCTCAACAAGTCAAAGATTATATCAAGACTGACAGGGATTTCGAATTTGGGTATTTTGGTCTTAAAACTCTCGAGAAAAGTTATCTTCAAAAAGTTGCGGGTAAATTAATTGAAACTCCGCAGTATATGTTCATGCGAGTTTCTATTGGCATTCACGGTAAAGATATCCCAGCTGTATTGGAAACATATGACAAAATGTCTCAAGGCTATTTCATTCACGCAACCCCAACTCTTTTCAATGCCGGTACACCAAGACCACAAATGAGCTCATGCTTTCTTATTGCCAACAAGGCAGATTCTATAGATGGCATCTACGGAACCCTCACAGAGTGTGCTCAAATCTCGAAATGGGCCGGCGGAATCGGAATGCATATTCACGATGTTCGTGGTAATAAGTCGCGGATTAGAGGAACAAATGGTCAATCCGATGGCATTATTCCAATGCTTAGAGTATTCAACTCGACCGCGCGTTATGTAAACCAGGCTGGACGCCGAAAGGGCTCCATCGCCGTTTACCTAGAACCATGGCATGCCGACATTATGGAATTCCTCGAACTCCGCCTCAACCAGGGTGATGAAGAAGCACGGTGTAGAGATCTTTTTACAGCCCTCTGGATTCCAGACCTCTTCATGAAGAGAGTTGAAGAAGGTGGAATGTGGTCACTTTTCTGCCCTGATAAAGCCAAGGGTCTGTCTGATATATATGCAGATGGTTTTGAAGCCCTGTACACCAAGTACGAGGAAGAAGGACTCGCCACCACCACATTACCAGCCACCGATGTGTGGAAAGCAATTCTCAAGTCCCAATCAGAGACAGGTACTCCCTATATGCTCTACAAGGACGCCTGTAATAAAAAGAGTAACCAGAAGAATTTAGGTGTCATTAAAAGCTCCAATCTATGCACAGAAATTTTGGAGTACACCGACAAAGACGAAACTTCCGTGTGCAACCTGGCCTCTATCGCCCTCCCCAAATACGTCAATGAAAAGACGAAGACCTTCGATTACGAGAAACTTCATGAAGTCACGAAGATTATCACGAAAAACCTGAATAGGGTCATCGATCGTAACTTTTACCCAGTGGAGACCGCTAAACGTTCTAACATGAAACATCGTCCTATTGGTTTAGGTGTCCAGGGTCTTGCAGATGTATTCATCCTCTGTGGTTTCCCTTTCGACTGTGAAGAATCAAGACGTATGAACGCACACATCTTTGAAACGATGTATCACGCAGCTCTAGAGGCGTCATCGGAACTAGCTGAGATTGAAGGTTCGTATGAAACATTTGAAGGCTCTCCCACTTCAAGGGGTGTTCTTCAACACGATATGTGGGAAGGTGAAACCAAATATAGTGGACTCTATGATTGGGATGCTATGCGAGAACGTGTGAAAACGAAGGGTCTCAGAAATAGTCTTCTGCTAGCACCGATGCCTACTGCATCAACGGCTCAAATTTTAGGAAATAATGAATGTTTTGAGCCTTATACCACAAACATCTATCTTAGAAGAACCCTCGCTGGGGAGTTTGTAGTCGTCAACAAACATCTAGTTGAAGATCTCAAGAAAGTGGGTTTATGGTCTAAAGAAATGAAAGATCTTATGGTCAAAGCGGGTGGTTCCATCCAAAATATTGTGGACATCCCCGATGACATCAAGAAGCTCTATAAAACTGTATGGGAAATCAGTCAGAAATGTATCATTGACATGGCGGCAGATCGCGGTCGTTTTATCGATCAATCACAATCCATGAACTTGTTCATGGAAAATCCCACCATGTCTAAACTTTCTTCAATGCATATGTACGCATGGAAATCTGGACTGAAAACGGGAATGTACTATTTACGATCTAAAGCTAAGGCAAGACCAATCCAGTTTAGTTTAGACCCAGAATGTGTAGCATGTTCGGCTTAAAGTTTACATTCTAATATCAATGTAGTATGGACAAAGCAATTGACAATCTACAAATTAACGAGTTTAACAACAGAAAGATCGTCATTACTACGAAGCAGGGAACTCCACTTCGAATTCAATTTCCTCGTATGTATATGCCATTTGGTGTATCTGGTTTTACGCCCGAAGTGGGTCCCACGAAGTATAACATTGATTTTGCCATAAAAGGATATGATGAAGATGATAGTTACATGAAGAAATTTTACGAAGGTGTTCGAAAACTTGAAAATATCATCATCGAATCAGTGAGTTCCCAAAGTGAAGCTATTTTTGGAAAAAAAATGACAAAGGAAGAACTTCTTCCCATGTTTAATTCAAATGTAAAAATGTCCCCAGACAGAGAACCTAAATTTCGCGCCAAGATTGATACAGACATTGATGAAAATATTAAACCACCCGTTTATAATTCAGAAAAGATACCACTTAAAAACGAAGCAACTAACGGACTATATGCAAGAAATTCAGGTCAGGCTATCGTAGAACTCAATAGCGTGTATTTCTTGAATAAGAAGTTCGGTTGTACGTGGAAAATCTACCAACTCATTGTTCATGAACCACAAAATTTGAAAGGGTTTCAGTTTATTATTTAATGTGTAATTGAATTACTGGTGCTCTTTTATTTAAAAGCAAAATACTATATATCTTTTGAGCCTCCTTAAGAAGTTTACCCTGTACCCTGGTAAACTTGTTTGGATCTACACCTAATTTTAACTTGGCTATTTTAACGGAGTTCTCCCATTTGGAAAGAGACATGTTCTTATAGTACACTTACATTTTCTTAATGAGCTTCTTGTAAGCCACGGTTCCCTGCTTGGGCTGGAGTTTAAAACCCTTCTTCACGGGCTTGAATACCTTCACCATCGCCTTTTTACCCTCATCCTTCATGCGCTGAAGCGCAGCCTCACTCGCCGCCTTTGAAACAATGCGACCATCCTTCATCTTAAGATCCTTCTTTTCAAGACCACCAGCAGTCTTGTCAGCAGTGCCATGAAAAACTTCGGCTCGGGAACCAATCATCTTTATCTTATGCACGGAAAATTTTCTTGATGTCCAAAATTGAAATTTTACTATTAATCCTTTTTACTGGTATTTGCGTTTTTACACGATCATCGTTGAGAACCTCCGAACACACGATCGACTTGTGCCCTTGGAGAGCCATCATTTCTTCTTCGACACTCAAAAAAGTATCCGTCTCTTTATAGACAAGCTTTTTCACATAGACCGGCTTGGTCTGACCCGTTCTATGTGAACGACCAATTGCTTGGAGTTCCGTCGCAGGGTTCCATGCTGGACCGGTGATGTAGACCCTCGTTGCTTCTTGAATATTGAGACCTTGCCCACCACATTTGATCTGGATAATGAAGACCGAACCTGGTGGTGCCTGCTTGAATCTGGTCAACTGGGTGGCTCGGTCCTCTTTAGAGACGGACCCATCTATTCTGAATGTGGGACACTCCAATTGACTTTGAATGTAATTCATCTCCCCCACAAACTGACAGAATATCAAAGTCTTCTCTTGGGGGTGCCCCCTAATCATTTCGAAGAGGGTCTCCATCTTGTGGGAACGCCCAACCCACTTCTCTGGTTGAGTATCATTTTTCTTCGCAACTCCGTTCAAGTACATCTGGGGCCAGATCATACATTGCCGCGCTCGGAGGAGGCACTCCAAAATGACCATGTTCTTGTAATTGAGACTGGTTGCCGCCTTGAAGGTATCCTTGATTGTGTCTTGAGCCTCCTTGAATACAAACTCGTACATCTGTCTCTCATCTGGGTACATATCCAGTTCAACATTCTCAAAATAGCAAGGAGGTAGACGAAGACGTTCGTTGATGTTAGCCAGGTCATCCTTCGTGCGACGGAGAATGTAGATGTCCTTGATCTTCTTGGTCATCCCTTGCACGAGGGACTTCTCGATACCAAGGAACCGACAGAGGGTCACAAAGTCATCCATCGAATTAAAGACTGGGGTACCAGTGACAATCCACTTGATACCAGATTGAAGTCGACAGACACTCTTGGACAACTTCGAAGACTTATTCCGAATCTCGTGAGCCTCATCCAACACCACCCGATCCCATTGAACCCTGTGGAGAGGGGTCACCGCGTCAGCCTTCTCACCCTTCACACTCAACAAAGAGTATGGTGCGATCGTAACATCGTGATCCCCAAGCTTTCGTCCAGGTCCATCGAAAACACCCACCGTTAGGGTCGGTGCAAACTTCGCAATCTCCTCAACCCACTGGGTGATGATAGACTTGGGCACGATAAGGAGTGTACGCTTTTGGGGGTTACCCAACATCGTCGCGATCAACTGTATCGTCTTCCCGAGGCCCATCTCGTCACAAAGAAACCCACCCTTGGGTCCCGACTGCTGTCGTTCCATTGTAAGCATCCAGAGAACACCTTCGCGTTGGTACGGGGCGAAGAGCCGACCATTTAGGGTGTTCTTAGCATGCGTGTATTGTTCTTCAATCGTCATGGTTTTGGTTCGATTTCTTAAATGGGTGGGTCACTTAGGTAATTTTTATTTAAATATTTGTTAAATATGGTAGAATATGTAAGAGTGTTAATCATGATCGCATACCCAGTTTCGAAACAATGTTAACGAAGTTAGCTACTCTTTAATCTTCGATGTAAACATCTTCGTCTGTAAGTGGTTCAATCTCACACGGAGGTGGAGGTGGGGGTTCCTTCTTTTTACGCGTCTTCTTTTCCTTTGGTTTAGGGAGTTCATCCAGGTGTTCCCTAAAGTACAGGACTCTATCCCAAAACTCCTTCATCACTGGGAGGTATGTTTTCCACCACTCCCTGTCTCTCTTCACGTTGGTGACGTCAAACTCTTCGGGGCGGGGCCAGTTGGTCTCCGCGGGTTTGTACTGAATGAAATCGGCTTCTTCTAAGTCTAAGATCTCCATGCACAGCTGTAGCTGTGGCATGTAGTGCTCGGGGACCTCACCGGGGATGATTTTTCTTTGGGGTGGACACTTTATTTCCACAAGTTTTCCACTCTCGGAAACACCGTCGGGGCTTCCACCAAGCCATTTGTGCACTGGGTGGGGGCAAAGACCAATTTCGTGTACCACCTCCCCGTGTCGCTCTTCATAGAGGATCCGAGCCTCATCTTCATATTTTTCACCATGCCTTGTTGCCTCATTACCAGTGAACTTCTCACCAAGACCACATTTCTTGAGAAGTAAACCGTCGGGAGTTTCATATTTATTTACACCAATGGCTGTAGCGGCATCCGAAGCCGTCAACATGTTTCCGCGGAGGGACAGCCATTCTTCAGATTTCTGTGCCGCATATTCACGTTCTATGAGAGCTTTAACATTTGGGTGCATATTAAATAGCTATGGACTATATTGTTTAAGTTGTTCTTGTACTTGAAAGAACATACGAGCAGCGTTTTGCTCAGCTTGTTTTTTATTTTTTGCTATACCTCTACTCATACACATATTATTGATAAATACGTCGATGTAAAAAAGACCTTCATATTGTCCAACAACTCTATATTCGGGAAGTTCCATGTTATTAACTTGGCAGTATTTCATCAAGTGATCTTTGAAGTTGTCGTCAATCATGATGATATTCAAATCAACAATCTGTGGATTAGTAAAAATTCTCAATACAAACTCCTTTGCGTGAATAAGACCCAAATCCATATAAATGGCTCCAATGAGAGCTTCAAAAACATCTTCGAGAATTTTAGGATTATTATTCCATCCGTTACGCAACCCTTTCTCATCCATAAGAATATGCTTTTGTAAACCAAGGTGAGACGCGATATGAGCTAAAGTCTCGCCACGAACAAGTTTTGTTCGCGCCTTTGTGAGAAACCCCTCTTGTCGACTTTCATATTTGTCAAAAAGAAACTTTGTAATGACGAATCCCAATACAGAGTCTCCAATAAATTCAAGCGTTTCAAAAGACTCATTTAAATTTTCATACTCCTTGAGAGCGGATTTATGAGTAAAAGCTTTTTGGTACAAATCAAGGTTCTTGATCTTTGTACCAACAAGTTCTTCGATATATGTCTTAGTAACAAACATTGTTGTTATTAGTAAGTTTTATTTTTTTAAGCCTTCTTCACGTAATGAGGAGAAAGGAACTTTTGGAGGTTAAGGTAAGTTACCTGAACGTCGGCAGGTGGAGCTAGGAGGTCGCGGAGTGTGTCGTCAAGTACAATCTGACGGCCGTTATCGGGGTGCTTAAGACCCTTATCAACGATGTATTTGTTAATGAACTTGGTCACCTCCGAGCGAGAAGCGAGTTCTCCTTCTGGAAGACCCATAAATTCACGCAACTTAGGTGTAATTTCTTGCTTGCGGTTAAATCCATTATTCTCAGAACGCTTCTTAGCCTTCTCACCATCTGGATCTTCTTGGGTATTCTTAACCTTGCGAACAAGCTTGGTTAGAGTCTTGATATCGTTTCGGAGAGCCGCGATTTCAGTCTGAAGAGATTCGAGAGACATTATATTTTTCTTACAATCGAAATCTTTAAGTCATATTTTTATGTCAGGGTATATTAATGGACGATAAAATATACCCTAAATCTACCATTGAAAAATTCGTCAAAGAAAATCTTTTGTTCCAAGACGCAAAGTTGGAAAAATATTATACTAGAAATGAACAGAGAGATTTAAAAAAATTTAGGGATAGATTGCAGAGTAAACATGGAGATAAAACATTTGAAAAAATGATTTATGCTGTTGTGACAGATTCATGTCGAGACATCATATTGGAAACAATAAGTGAACTTACAAATATTCTGAAACCTATGGGTGATCTTATCATAAGTGGTGGTGAAGCGTATAATATGTATGTTCCTTATGAAAAACGCATCGTTACAAGTGATATTGATGCGAAATTCGTTCCTAGAATTAAGATGGACTCTAAGTACTTTGGTAAACTTCAAGCTATTAAACTCATACTATGGAACAAGATGGGTGAGCTTGCGAAACGTTTGAACTCCCGTGTTAAAAATAGAATTTTGGAAATGCAAAAAATTCATCCCAAGTTATTTAAATTCATGGGTTTGGGTTTCAAACAAAGTGGTCCATATGTTACTCGTCGATACACACTTATTAAGAAGAAGAAAACACAAAAAACAAACGCACCTGGTAAAGGTGACATTTTTATAGACGTGGAATTGTTCGCACTCGATTTAGCTTTACGAGCATTCTCACCCAAATCGGGTCGTACAGAAGACTTTAACGTAGGTGGTTTACTTGATGTCCCATTTATGCGTCCGGATGAATTTGGTTATGTCGTTTCATTTACTAAACGTAAAGGTATCACATATCGCAATGTGAATACAAACAAACTTATTGTAAATAAAGATGTGTTTGTTGCTAGTAGGGACTTTTTGATTGAAGACATATATCTTATGCAAAAGCTTAAACTTCGCCCAGAAAAGAAAGAAAAGGATCGTCAACGTCTCGTGCGATTATCCCAGCTCATTGATAAGAATATTACTAGCAATATGACTATGGATCAGGTCATTAAAAAGATTTTACCTAAAATTCAAAAGAAAAAATCGACGCGTTTTGTATATAGGAATTTTTCGTTAAACAAAGCAGCACAAATCGATCCATATAAATATAAGAACTTTACAACAACTCCCAAAAAAGATCGCTTGTCTAAACATTTTGTTCATGGATTAAAACCCATACATTTCAATAAAAATTTTCCAGGGTATGAAAATACTTCACCAAATCAAAAATTCAATCTGAACACTCTGAAATGGAAACAGGTTAATGATAACACCTATATCAAAAACGAATTTCCACTTCGACCAGTGAAAGCTAAACCTTTACCCAAAAATATAAATATTAATAAAACACTCTACGGATACAACCCAAAAAGAAATCAATGGGTTCCAAAACAAGTACTCACAAAAGCTGCCGCCATCCCATTCATTGGTTTAAAGAAATAAAGTGTAAAATGTTTATAATGCTCTATAATCCCCCAGTAAAAGGTGAAGATGGTCTCTACTTTGTTAAAGCGTTGACCGATGAAAAACGCAAATGTCTCGTTCAAGTCAATAATGTCAAGGTTGTGGATGTATCGGGAGAGTTTGTTTTTGATCTCTCTTCTAATGTCAATATTAAGAAAATTGTTGAGGTTGACACCCACAATCTCGAGGCAGCTGTTGATAATTGCGAGACTTGGTTCTCGCGGAAATTGTCAGAGAATGTAATCACCACAGCGTACACCTCCAGTCACGTCAGTCAGGAAATCACAGGCGACCTCCTCGATGTGACTAAGGTGTATAACTCCAAGCAGGAAGTCGTCGACATTACATCTGTACAACCAGGGAAGGTGTGTGACGTCATCCTCGAATTTGCCGGACTTTGGTTCGCCAAGAAAAATTTTGGACCTTCATGGAATGTTGTCCAGGTTCGAGTTCACGAAGATCCCATTTTGGATACTTACCCAGAAGGATACGCATTTGTCGATTCGGATGATCAGTAAAAAAAAATTTGTATATGATATAATAAAGATGATCAAGGGCACTAACACTCGTGTGCAACAACTTGTTATGATTGTAGCCGCCGCCGTTGTAGTGTATTTGTTATTCAACTGCATGGACAAATCTCAGTACTCTATCAAGGAGTACGCCGCCTTCCCATCCGCCGGTCCATCTGCGGCTCCAGCTAACGGTGCCTGTGGTATGAACAAGGGTACCGGTCTTGCGTCGTCTCTCCTCCCCCGTGAAGTTGCCTCAGAGGAGGACTTTGGTCAGTTTGCCCCCGAAGACATTCTCAAGGGTCAGAACTTCCTCGAACCCCGTCAGCAAATTGGTTTCCCAGAGACTGTTGGTGGTAATCTCCGCAATGCCAACCAGCAGATTCGCAAGGATCCACCCAACCCCAAGGAGCCATTCGTGTGGAACAACTCTACCATTGTCCCAGACACCATGCAACGTGGCTTATGCGCTTAAAGATTAGACTGTATATTTAACCAATAATGACATCAGTCCCTACTGATCTCTCCGAAAACGTTTCAAAACTTGTAGACTTAACTAAACAACTTTCCGACGCGAAAGCTGATATCAAAATTTTAAATCAGGAAGAAAAGCGTCTCAAAGAGACTGTGAAGAAGCATATGATTGATCAGGGTATTGATACCATTAATCTCAGGAAAGGAAAAATTAGTATTCGTAAAACTGTAAGGAAATCCAGTATCAATAAGGATGCCATCAAAGATGGACTTTTAACTTTTTTTGGCGGAGACGAGGCAAAGGTCGAAGGAGCCCTAAATGCCATTAAAGATGGACTTAAAACAAAAGAATCTACATCACTCTCATTAACTGGTATAAAGGATAAACCCCCCAAAGAAGATAAGTAATACATAATGGTTTGGAGTCAATATGTATATGAAGCAACCACTGGCTTTGATTCATCATATGCCAGTGAAGAAGATGATTATGATGACACTCCTCTGAATATTCATGACTGGGAAGTCAAATACTCAGAAGAACTCACACACATGTGGAATACCACGAAGACCCTCATGGAAGATGCTCTTATCGCACACACAGGGGAATACTGGGACTTTGTGGACTTTTGTTTTAGGGAACATAATACACGTCTACGACCAGTGGTCTGGGAATACCAGGAACAGACTATGTGGTATGAAGAACGTCTCGCACATGTATGGAGAAACATCAGGAGAATTGTACATGAGAATGGACTCCACGAAGAAATGATACGGGGTGCAAGTTTTTACGATTTCGCATACTTTGCTAAAAATTTTATGCGTGTATATTAAATGTTTTTTGTACCCGAACTTACTTCCCAAAAAGTTGCGATCCCAGCGGCCCTCTTCGTCGCACTGAGCCCAGGTGTACTTCTCACCACCGACGGAAAAAAGTTAAAGTTTATGAACGGCAAGACGGACCAAATGTCCATCTTCTTCCACGCCCTCGTATTCTTCCTCGTCTACGCGCTTATTGCCAAGGCGATGGGTCTCGTTCTCACCAAGACCGACCTTCTCGTCACAACCTCTCTCTTCATCGCTCTCAGCCCAGGTCTTCTTCTTACGATTCCACCAGGTTCCAAGGGTCTCTTCCAGTCTGGGGAGACCAGCATCCCAGCGGCACTCACACACACCGTAGTGTTCGCTCTCGTTTTCGCGATTTTACGTCGTCAATTTCCTCAATTCTACTAAGTAAGAGAATGAGATATCTCGTTCTAGGACCCGCGGCGATGGGTATTTTTACTTTAATTGGAAGTTTAAAAAAAATAGAAGACAAAATTGTTGATGTAGAAGAAATTTCAGGATCATCAGCAGGTTCTATAATAGCCTTATTTTTAGCTATGGGAATGTCTATTGATGAGATTTTATCATTGTGTTTGTCAATAAATGTTCAACAACTTATGAAAATTAGAATTAGTTCATTTTATAATAAATTTGGATTTGTTGATATGTCCCCTATCAGAAAAAAACTCGTCGATATATGTGGTGATGATCCAACGTTTAAGGAAATAAATATGAAAGTGTATATATCCGCATTTTGTTTAAACACATCACAAACTGTTTATTTTTCTAAAGATACACACCCAGACATGAAAATCATCGACGCGGTGTGTATGTCAATGGCAGTTCCGTTTATATTTGCTTGTGGAAACTACAAAGAGTATTTATACGTTGATGGTGGCACAGTTGAACAGTATCCCTTAGCTCCATTTTTAGATAAAAAAGCTCATGAAATTACGTGTATAAAAATTAAATCAAATACACTTTTTCAAGAAACGATAAATAATCCAAAACAATTTGTTGAATCACTATTACTTTCCACCTTGTCGAATAGATACACATATGATAAACCAATTAAAATCATAGAAGTAAATGTAAAAGATAAAAATGTATTTGACTTTAATATGTCATATGAAGAAAAGCTACAATTATTTAATATGGGATTCTTAGACTAATATTTTTTTTTGTTAATATAATATATAATGGACGTCTGTGATCCAGACGCAGATATAGATACCCTACGAAAGCTAATCAAGCTAAACACAGGGGAAAATCTTATACTAACAAAAAAGCAAATATGCCAAGTGTACGATGAAATTCAAGATAATCGTCTACCTCTTCCACCTTTGATAATGAGTTCGGATAAAACGTATCTCATTGATAGAAGATCTCCATTAAAATCACGAGATTATGAAATTTTATTTAGTTCGACTTCTAAGCGTGGTGATCTTAAACGGGTTGCAGCTAAAGTTGGTCTCAAACGTACTGAACAGATGACCAAACTCCAGATTATAGATGGGATTGGGAAAAGACTGCGTTACATGAGTATTCATGAACCCGTCAAGTTTGCAAGAAAACAACCAAAGGTTTCACCCGAAGAATTCGTAAACACAGCAGTGAACAACATAGCAGCGAACAACGCAGCAGTGAATAACACAGCAGTGAACGAAAACAACGGGTTCAAGAACAACGGGTTCAAGAACAACGAGTTCAAGAACAACGGGTTCAAGAACAACGGGTTCAAGAACAATGGGTTCAAGAACAATGGGTTCAAGAACAATGGGTTCAAGAACATTGGGTTCAAGAACAATGGAAATCAACCCAAACGATTAAACATGAAACCAAATTTTTTAACAAAAAGTAATCGTGGTGGAAATGACACCGGGGGACCAAGATTCCCACAAGGTGGAATATACATGAAAAATGAAAAACCGAAGTTTCTAGGTGGTACTAAACGAGCTACATCTAAACGTGGCGAATCATATAACACTTACAACAATTACAACAATTACGATAACTATAAAAACAAAAATAAACCTGGATTTATGTCACGTTTTTTCGGTAAGAAAAAAGATTCGGAATTTATTCCATCCAAAAAGTTCACTGGTGAAAAACCTGGATATGTTTTTAAGACGGACGTTAAAGGGGTGGGGTATTACAAAAATACATCTCGCCCCGTTCAAGGACCCGAGCGTAAACCAAATATCGTGCCCAACGTGCCCAACAAACCTAATGTGCCCAACAAGCCCAACGTGCCCAACAAACCTAATGTGCCCAACAAGCCCAACGTGCCCAACAAACCTAATGTGCCCAACAAGCCCAATGTCCCAAACGCACCCAACACATCCAATGTAAATAATGCTCAAAAAAAAAAGATCCAAAATTTGGAAAATAAATTGAAAGCTAAAAATGCCGAACTTAACAGAGCTCAGAAAAATGCCCAAAATAAAATAAATGAAGCAGAGAGAAAGGGTAATAATAAAGCTCGAGAAATTACCCTCGCTGCTATGAAAAATGTCGAAAACTTAAAACGTAATAAATTTGCGTTAGAATCATCTCTCAATTCTATTCAAAAAGAAAAAAACAATAGAGAAAGAAAAATATCCGAACTTGAGAACGCTCAAAAAAATATCGAAAATAAAATTGCTCGTGCTAAAGCTAATGGAACTGCAGAAGCACAAGAAAAAATAAACAATGCGATGAAAGAACTTGAAAATATTAAACGTGAGAAAAATACAAGAATTCAAGAAATAGAAACAAACCTTAGACAGAAAAATACAAACTTAGAAAAATTAAAAAATGATTTAAATCAAGCCCGAAAGAATTCAGAACAAAAACAACTGCAATTAATTGAAACTGAATCTAAAATTCAACAAGCTATAAAAGAAGAAAGAGAAGCTGCAGAATCACAAATAAATACACTTAGAAGAGAGTTAAATGTAGAGAGGGCTCAAAAACAACAAAACATTAACAGCGCTAAAGAAGAAGTTCGGAGACTTACACAAGAAGCTGCTAATAAAAATACCGTGGAAACGAGAAAGGCTTTAAACAATGCTCGAAGAAACTACCAACAACTTATGAATGAAACTGAAAATGCAAAGCGATTAAAAAATAAGCAAATAGAACTCACCACACTATCTATAAACAGTGGTGTAAATTTCTCACAAAATATATCCAATCTGACCAGCTTAAACGCCGCTTCAAATTTGGAAAAGAGAATCATGAATGCTAAGCAAAAGGCAAAAGAAACTATGATCGAAAGAAATAAAGAAATTCAAGTTTTAAGAAATAAACTAAATCAAGAAAAACAACAAAGAGAAAAACAAATCCAAAATGCACACAATGAAACACAACGCCTTGTTCAAGAGGCTAAAAATTCTAAAAATGCTGAAGCTAAAAAAATAGCTGAAGAATCTCAAAAACAACTTCAAATATTCAAAAATGAACAACAGAAAAAAAATATTAAACAACGGGAACAAGCCGATGCATATGCTTTACTCGGTGCCGCAACTACAGTTAACCAACTTACAACTGCTTATAGAAAGGGTTCACTCAAACTTCACCCAAATAAAGGTGGTAATCAGAACACATTTGTAAAATTCACCGCTTCTTATGAAAATAAGAAGAAGATTTTAATAGAAGAAGCTGAGAAGAAGAGGCTGGCCAACGAGGCTGAGAAGAAGAGACTGGCCAACGAGGCTGAGAAGAAGAGGCTGGCCAACGAGGCTGAGAAGAAGAGGCTGGCCAACGAGGCTGAGAAGAAGAGGCTGGCCAACGAAGCTGAGAAGAAGAGGCTGGCCAACGAGGCTGAGAAGAAGAGACTGACCAACGAGGCTGAGAAGAAGTTGAGGAACAAGAAAGCAAAAAATGTTGCGGCACTGGCAAAACTTTTAAATAGTTCTTCAAATCTTACAAATAATAACAAGGTTCAATTTACGAGACGACTTAATAAAGGAGAAAATCTCAAAACTGTTAAAAATGACGCAATTAAGTTGATACGAGAAAAAGCTAACATAAGAAGAAGTGAAAAAATAAAATTGAATTTAAATACAGAAAAAAATCGTCTAAAAAAGTTAGTTACAAGTTCAAAATTAAATACAAATCCATTTTGGTTTAAGACAATCAACAATTTATCATCTGTCAACAAGGGTAAAAATATTGAGAAAAATATTAAAAAACGATTACAGGAGTTAGATCTCCAAAAAGCTTCAATTAAAAGTAGACAGAGGCAATTACTCAACAAGCACAATCCAATACCCATGAGTCTTAGAGGAAATTTGAACCTTAGAATAAGAAAGGCAGAAAATAAAGCTACATTAAATGCTCTCGAGAAAGAAATTGATGAAATCCTTTCTAAACAACCCAAAATTATTAAAAAGAGAAAAGATGAGTTAACTAAGAAAGTAATTGACCATGATTTAATGGCGGGTTATCAATACAGACTTTCAAAATTAAACACTATGGAAAAAATAAATAACCTCGAAAGATATATAAATATTGATATACAACGACAGAAAAGAGAAGCAAATTTTGCTGTAAAACCACCCACTGGTGTAAACCCTATGTTTCAAAGTGAACCTACAAATGTTGTAACAGGCATGGGAGATCCTAAAAAGGTTCGTGGTGTACCAGCTGCGATACGTGAAAATAAAAAAGAACCTGTAAAGGGATTGGTAAGTATAGAGAATGCGGTTCGTAAAGAAAAATCTTCTTTCAAAAAAGTTGGAGAAAAGGTGGTGGTAAATCAAAAAATGCAGGGTGTTCGTAATGCTGCCAATATTGCCAGGAAACAAAAAGCTATACGTGAAGCTAGTGCTACAAATAGAGTTAAATTAGCTCGTGATTTAGCAGCTGAACAGACACGACGAGGTGGAAGTGAAAAAACTAAACGAGCTGCAGATGTTATAAAGCCACCACCTCGACCCGGTGCGGATATTAAAAAGCCACTACCACCACCTCCTAGAACTGGTTCATCATCTTTAACGAATGCAAACAGGCGTGGTGCGATATCATCTGTAAATAAATTGCGTTCAAAATTAGGAGGTGTGAAAACAACACTTTATAAACAGCAAATTCAACGTGCGGAAACTAAAGCAGCTTTAAATGCTATCGTTAGAAGAGCTACAATTGAAAGTAAAAAAATTGCCTAAGTAATTCGTATAAAATGTAAAAGTAATGGACTACGACGAGTGCACCGTCGTGACTGAAATGCCTCTCAGTGATGAAGTTGTAGATTTCATTGAAAGGGGTCTCCACCGAGACATGACTGACAAGGATGTGATCGAATGGTGTGATGACAACTTGGAGGAGGTTGCTAAAATATATGAGAAGTACAGAGGTACCTACTTGTCATATAGAGATGCAGAGATGACTTTGTTTTTTACCCAAACCGTGTATCAGAGAGATGATTGTGTAGATGTGATTAGAACTTTTGTAGCGTGTAATTAATCAACTTCTTCAATTGTTGGACCCCCTGGTGGCGACGACTTTTCTCCCTCAGTCTCAGCGTTCATGAAAGGTGTGAGTACCTGTGTGAACTCTTGTTGCTTGTGTTCAATTTCATCAATTTCTGCAGTTCGGTTGCTGTCGATCCAATTAATCATTTCGTCGATTTTTTCATTCAGTGTAGACTTGTCTTCTTCGGGTAGAGATTCAGCTGTGGTTCGGGCGCCATATACCATGGCTTCGAAGTTGTTCATTGTTTGAACTTTCTTTTCGTAAGCTTCGTCTTCCTCCCTGTATTTTTCCGCATCTTGGACCATCCTCTCGATTTCTTCCTTAGATAGTCGACCCTTGTCGTTGGTGATGACAATCTTTTCGGAATTACCTGAAGCTTTATCCTCCGCCGTCACGTTTAAAATACCATTCGCATCGATATCGAAACGGACATTGATTTGTGGGACACCTCGTGGAGCCGGAGGGATACCCTTCAATTCGAATGTGCCGAGAAGATGGTTATCCTTGGCCCGGGAACGCTCACCCTCGTACACTTGGATGAGGACACCTGGTTGATTATCGGAGTATGTTGAAAACACCTGTTCCTTTTTGGTCGGGATGGTAGTGTTTCTCTCGATGATCTTGGTCATGACACCACCAGCTGTCTCGAGACCGAGGGATACTGGGGCTACATCCAGAAGAAGGAGATCTTGAACAGAGTTGTCAGTGACCCCAGAAAGAATGGCAGCTTGGACTGCTGCACCATAGGCTACGGCCTCATCAGGATTGATGGACTTGTTTAATTCCTTCCCATTGAAGAAGCTCGACAACATTTGTTGAATCTTGGGAATTCGGGTAGAACCACCGACGAGAACAATCTCATCAATTTTAGATTTATCCATCTTTGCATCCCTGATGACCTGTTCAACGGGTTCCATACACTTTCTAAATAGATCAGCATTGAGTTCTTCGAAGCGAGCACGTGTGATGGACGAGTAGAAGTCAACACCCTCGAAGAGTGAATCAATTTCAACACTGGTTTGAGATGTGGTAGAGAGGGTTCTCTTCGCGCGCTCACACGCTGTTCGAAGTCGGCGGAGTGCTCGAGCGTTTCCAGATAGATCCTTTTTGTGCTTTCTCTTAAATTCCTCACTAAAGTGACGAAGAAGACGAGCATCGAAGTCTTCTCCACCAAGATGTGTGTCACCCGCCGTCGCTTTTACCTCGAAGATACCACCCTCGATATTGAGAAGTGATACATCAAAGGTACCACCACCAAGATCGAAAATGAGGACATTGGTGTCGTCCTCCTTCTTCTTATCAAGACCGTATGCAATTGCTGCGGCAGTGGGTTCGTTTATAATTCGAAGACAATTGAGGCCGGCGATGGATGCGGCGTCTTTCGTAGCTTGTCTTTGGGAATCGTTGAAGTATGCTGGGACGGTGACGACTGCGTCAGTCACCTTTTTACCTAGGTACCCTTCGGCGACTTCTTTCATCTTGGTCAACACCATTGAAGAAATTTCCTCGGGTGCAAACTCTTTGGTCTCCCCATGAAACTCAACACGAATCATGGGCTTGTCACCAGATCCTGCTACCACCTTGTAGGACCAATCTCTCATGTCATCTTGAACCTTGGAGTCTGAAAATTTACGACCGATGAGTCGTTTTGCATCAAAAACTGTATTTGTTGGATTCATAGCCGTTTGATTTTTTGCCGCATCTCCGATGAGACGCTCACTATCTGTAAAAGCCACATACGATGGCGTCGTGCGATTTCCCTGGTCATTTGCAATGATCTCTACACGATCATTTTGCCAAACACCAACACAAGAATACGTAGTTCCGAGATCGATACCAATTGCTTGAGACATAATATACTGGTATAGAGTTTCTTTTCTCTAATTAATTTAAAGAAGTAAATCTTTATTTAAAGAATGGAATGTTGTCAGGTATGTTGTGAGAAGATAAATAAGATAAATCACAAAAAAGTCAAGTGTCCATTTTGTGATTTAACAAGTTGTCGGGCATGCTCACAAAGGTATATACTTTCCTCTTTCGAAGATCCTCATTGCATGGGTTGTAAAACGAGATGGAATCGTGAATTTATAGACTCATTTTGTACGATGCATTTTCGAAACACAGAACTCAGGAAACATAGAGAAAATGTACTTTTTGAGAGAGAAAAGGCTCTCATGCCTTCGACTCAACCAGAAGTCGAAAGAATTCTCAAAATACGGAAAATAAAAGACAAAATTCGAAAAGAACAAGAGAAGTTTGTGCATATCCTCCAAAATGGAGAAATAACACAGATAGAAAGAGTTCATGTTAAAATCGAAGAATTGTATCGTGAATTGGCGAGATTGAGAAATATAGGAGAAATATCGATAGATAACTCAAGAAAGTTTATACGACAATGTCCATTGGAAAATTGTAAAGGTTTTTTAAATGAACAATGGTATTGTGGGCTTTGTGATACACAATTTTGTGAAAAGTGTAGCGAAAAACAACATGAAAATCATGTATGTGATCCGGGTGTTGTAGAAACAATGACACTATTAAATAAAGATAGTAAACCTTGTCCAAAATGTGGAATTGTCATTCAAAAAATAAATGGTTGTTCTCAAATGTGGTGTGTCGAATGCCACACTGCGTTTAATTGGAGAACGGGTGAAATTATCAATGGACGTATTCACAACCCACATTTCATTGAGTTCAAGAAAAAGAAATTATTGTCACGCGAACACGGTGACATTCCATGTGGTGGTACTCCAACTTACAGAGAACTCCGTGAAGCTGGTGCACCGATAACAATTTTAAATTATGCTATAACTATACACGATCTAGAACGTTCAATACTTTTTGTTCAAACTGAAATTCCAGATAATTTGAATTCTCGTGTACTTTACATGTTAAACTACATAGATGAAAAAATGTTCAAAACATTTTTACAAAGACAGGAAAAATTTATCGAAAAGAATAGAGACGTCTTGAATATTTACGAACTTTTAATACATACAGGTGGTGACCTTCTCAGACAATATGTATTAAACACCAATGACTTCGAAGAAATCACACAAACTATGAAAATGTTGTTTAGATACGGTAATGACATTTTTGAATCTTTACGTAAACGATACAAATGTTCTTTACCAAAAAATATTAGTGTATAGTAAGATGTTAATATTATTAGCTTTTATAGTTATACTTCTTTTTTTACTACCAAAGTACCCAAAACCAGAAGTTTTGAAAGACGTCGTATCCAAAGAAGAGCGTGAACATATAATTCGCGAAGCTCAGACTACCCTCGGACCATCTACAGTTTCATCTGATTTTAACGTTGATGAAAATGTCAGAAAAAGTGAGACTGCGTGGTTAAGTCTTGACGACCCAATTGTAAAAAGTGTATGTGAAAGGTGTTTGAAACAAACAGACAGACCTCTCGTTAATTGTGAAAAACTTCAGGTTCTCCGATATAAACCTGGTGGATATTACCTCCCTCACCAAGACGTGTTAAAAGATGTATCAAACGATAGAATGTATACATTCATCGTAGCTTTGAATGATGACTATGAAGGCGGTGAAACGATATTTCCAAATTTAAATACATCTTACAAGTTGGATGCTGGTGATGTTTTATTTTTTCACACGGTCGACAACTATAACATGATGACGTCCAAAGCTTTACATGGTGGGGAGCCTGTAAAGTCTGGGGAAAAATGGATTTGTAATTTGTGGGTAAGAAAATATTCTTATAATTGATCGCGAACCTTCTCCCGGTTCGCCATGTGAAGGGCCTCGACCTCCTCTTTATTTTGTCCTACGTAGGGGACAGCGTACCCTTCCTCACACATCCACTTGTTGACATTGGTCCATTGTCCATCCTCGGACACCCAAATTTCCGCGAGGACCCGGCCAAACTTCCCCCTAGAATCCGCCTCTGGGCATCTGAGTTCGATCTCTATGTCGTCCTTCTCAGATGCGACAGCCTTTAGGCACCATTCCTTCAACTTCTTCTTGGAGAGGAGACCGAACTTCTTCTCCTCGAGGTCACGGGTCCTGGACTCTGGGGTATCGATACCTAGGAGGCGAACACGCTGCTTGGTGCACACATCAAAGCCCAAGTCTATATTGACATCGATAGTGTCACCATCGACGACCTTCTCTAGGGAGGAGACGCGGTATTTGAAGGTGCAGGGTTCGACGTTGTAGGACATTTATTACAAGCTTAGAAAATATCTATCTACTCGATCTCTCGCCACAACAATACCCACACACCATCACACCCACGAATCAAGCGATGGGGGTTTTTTCTATTAAGTCCCCAGCCTCGGCTGGCGATATACTCTGAGGTCTTATTTTCAAATTCTTTAATCTTGTCATAGCCATTTTTCCGCGGCTTCCATCCCAAAAGCTCCTGGCTATATGCCTCAAGTGTACCGTCGTATCGTTCTTCTTCAGTGAAGAACTTGTAATGGAAGGGAATACGTGTTCGTTGTATGCCCACGACCGGATCAGTGCAGTGATCATCAATACCATAGGTCATTGTTTTCGACGTATTTGAATTCCACTCACAGGTAGCACGGAATTCACTATCCCATAACCTTTTGTAGCGATGGATTGTGTCAATACTTGTGTAAATTAGTACATCTGTTGGTACATCATAGCCTGTCACTCGCCCAAGCAAGGACTGAATAATAGAAGAATCATTATTTTGTTGGGACTTGCGTTCATAAACAATCCCTATATATGTTTTTGTGATAGTCTTCGCACAACGAAGTTTATCTTTAATGAAAATTACTGTATGTTTATCCGGAACATTTTCCAAAATATTATTTATGTTTTTTATGGTGTCGGGGTCGCCACCATTCTTTTCTTGATGATACGTTTTAAACTCAACAGTTCCATGAGATAAACGACGGAAGTGGTCTTCTACTATTTTTTTATCTTCCGACTTAGTTGGGAGACGCACCAAGTGGTAACGCGGGTTGTCATAACGTAAGTGGATATCTGCAAGCAGTGACGTGACGGCACCCCGATTAGTTAAGTTTTTAGCCTCTTTGACCGAACCTCTCTCCAATAACTCAAAGGGACCAACATATCCCCGCCCGGGTTCAGCTATGACAGTCGCAGAGCGTGACCCCAACTGGACACGGTCACGGTAGACCCCGTCGGGCGTCGCAGAAAACTCGACAATTCTGATAGCATTTTCGCGGGTAAAGTCTGGGTCGTGTAGGTGACATTCATCAAGTACACGAGAAACTGTCTGCTTGTGTTTCGCTGCCATGTGGAGTTCGTCAATGATGACCAAGACATTCTTTTTGCCCACCAGCTTTTCGGGAAGCTCTTGGAGTGTTTGGAGGTGAAACATCTGGGAATGGAATTGGGGTGGAAAACGTTCTTTCATCTGCCCAATCCATTCAACCGAACTCAACCCGGTGATGATGAAAATATTCTGCATTGGTATAAAACACTTCTTCATAGCAATATATATGAGTTCAACCATGATACCCGTCTTGCCCGACTGGGTAAAAGCGATCACCATGACATATAGGATTGCAAAGTAGGAATCTTTTAGAGTCTTATATACATTCCGAGCCGCTTGCTTTTGGTTGTCGAAAATTTTTAATTTTGGGTTGTCCTCCTCCATACTTATAAGCTGGTTCTTAAAAACATTTGCGTCACGCTTACTGCGTACATACGTGTCCTGTGACATTATTAGAAAATCTTATTTTTTTAAGAAAACTTACACCACTTAGGTATTTAAAAGATAAATACTTACATATAACTATGAAATGCTTAGCCACCTTTTCTGAAAACCAGATTCTCCACAAGATGAAGTTGAGGAAGATTCAGGTTAGAACCCTAAATGGGCTGTACCACCGACCACGGCTTATTCGTCCGGACGACGCACCGCCAGATAATCCGAGACTTCGTCTACGATTCAAGGAAGCCATAGAAGAAGCACAGGAGATTTGTGAGTTGAATGTACATTCCGAAGAATGCCACCTCGCTTGGTACGAGGTGGATGAGTTGGAGGACTCACTCATGCGTCGATGACGACGTTCGCAGGTTCATCATATCCACGATAATGAATGTAAATTCCAAAATTTGACATGAGAAGGTTTGATAGGTCAGAATTTATAAAGTTTTTCCATTCATTCAAATCTGTTGAGAAATATTCAATTTTATCGTTGTATAGCACACGTGTATATAAAAATTCTTCACATCTCATATCATTCATCACATTTCTAACCGCGATTGGTAAAGGTAGTGTTTTTTTATATGTAGCTTCGTGGATGTCAATGATGTAATATCCATGTTTATCACATATGATGTTTCCTTGAACTTTTGGGTATGTTTTGATGAATACTTCAAAATCAGCATTACTTGGAAGCGTTGCGAGATGTTTATCTGTGTCAATACCTGGGTGTGTATGATATACTATTTCACTGTCCCAAATGTATTTAAGGAGGTATCCATTAACTTCACTTCTATGTCGAGATGTCATAGATGTCATTCCTTTGTATCTTCCGTTTACAAATTGAAGTTTACCTGCATATTCCCACTTATTTTTTGAAGACAAGTCGTGTATCTTTTTGAGGTCCTTGACTACATCCCGTGTAAAATGTACATTTTTATATATACATGTCCACATATATATAATTATGATTTTAAATATTCCGTGAAAGATTCGAATTAATATTAGACATCATCAAAGAATTTTTATTTAAAAGTGTTATGGTACCAAGTTCATTCCAAAAATGGTATCGTATTGATATCCCAAACTTTTTACGCATAATGGGATCTATATTATTGTTTACAGCTTTTTGCCACCTTTCAGGTGTTGTTTTAAAATATGCTAGGTTACTCCATGTAACAGATGCCCTACTAAATTTTTCATCCGATATTAATTTAGAAAATTCGTTTTGAACTTCCGAAATACGGGGTTTATTCATGTTTGTTTCAATAAGATCGACTATATAGTATCCATTTTTTTCAAGAATCATATTTGCCTGTACATGTGGATATGTTCTTATATAAAGTGAAAGATCGGTAGTACTGGGGTAAGTAAAAAGTGGTCCTACATCTTTCGGAACTGGATGTGTATGATATGTTATGTATTGATTCAAATCATTCATTTGAAATGCAACACCAGCCAATTTTTTATTTGTGTGAAATGTTGGTGTATTAAATAATATAGAATTTCTTGTATTAGATAAATTAAAAGTTATTTGACCCGCGTATTCAACTTGTTCATCCCAGGTTTTTCTGTATATTTTTAATAAATCCCGAACTAATTTTTTACTTAATCGAATTTCCATAAAGAACTGATTACTACGTGTTATTGTTCCAACGTTGAATACATCTCCTTTGATATCGAGTCGCACGAAATTGTTTGCGAGTTTACTAATCATTTCTTCTCTCCGACGTCTAGCAATTTTTCTATTTCTGTTTATCTTCTGTCGAAGAAGGGCGTTCTCTCTTCTCTTTTTCTTTAAATCCTCAACTAAAGTTCTAGATTTATATTGTCTGCGAGTAGACATACTTAAAGTATAGAGAGAAATTATAAAACAATGAATGTAGAAGAGTTAGCTAAAGAAATATATTCTGACCTGGGACCTGGGTACAGTGAGAGAGTATATCACAACGCTATGGAAATTTTACTTAGAGAGAAGGGGATACCTTACGAGTCGGAGAGGATTGTACTGATCAAATTTAGGGGTCACGTCATTGGAAATCTTAGAGCAGATATGATTATTGACAACAAATATATACTAGAGTTTAAGATTATCAAATCTTTGAATGAAGCGGCGGAGTTGCAGGGCGAAAACTATCTTCATCTGACTGGCTTGAAGACGGTGTATCTGGTAAATTTTCCTCCGTCCCGTGGTCGAGAGGTGGAGATTCGAAAGATTGAAGTAGGACCATTAGAGGAAGAATTTGAGATAAATTCCGATAAAATTGCAGAGACTCTTGGTACTGAGCCTCAGGGTTCGTTAGAGTTCCATGAATAATTTCCCGAATTCTCCCAATAAGTGTGTTAACTTCTTCAATACAGTAATGAACTGTGAAACTTTCCATGCTATTACTTTCTAGTCTGAGGAGATCTTCTCGAATATGATCTATATCCTGAAGAATTTGCTCCATTTTTATTATAATATAGAGGCTCCTTATACTTAAGTGTTAAAATTTCCTGAAGTACAGGAGTTCCACCATTCGGGGGTTTTTTACAATATATTTTACAATTGCAACAGTCCCTCCTATTTAGGAGTTGCCGCTTGTTTGCATAACACCTCAATGGTAAATTGATGTCTTTTGCAAAGTAGCGTACAAGTCTATCTATGAAAATCATTCTATAATAGTTTCTCTCTTACCCAATCTCTATCTTCTTTAAAAATTTTAGATAGTTTGGGATCTTTGTTCTTAAAAAGAATCATAAGAACATTTAACCGCCTAAAAAGACTAAGTGATGGTTCTCCAGCTCGTGCGACACGCATAAGTGCACGATGTCGTGCAAGTTTGGTTTTCTTCTTAACATCTACATAACCATGTTCGCTGAGAATACCAGAGTTGCTAAGGGGGATGACAACTGTAGCTCTCATTATTATACAGTAGGAATAAATTCCCATCTAAGGTCATTGCAAATTTTTCGCCATATAACATCTTGCTGATATAACTTTTCTTTTGATTTGAGAAGGGGGAAGTATTGTAGATATTCGTCTTCACTCAAAAGTTCACAAAACTTATAGAGAACGTAAGAATAACTGAGAAAGTTCTTCCTTTCTGTTGGACAGTTGTCATCAAATGGTTTTTGAATATCCTTAAACATAATTCTCAAACGCTCTTCTAATTCTTGTGGCATATTCGGTGGTTTGATACCATTAAGTATATTAGTGATATAGGGAACATGTTCATAGTATTTATTGAGGCGAAGCTTTTTCAGTAAACTTCGTATCTTTGCATGAGTGATGTCTTCAAGCTTTTTAATTTTAATCTTCTTGAGTTCTGCTCTCAACTGACATAATACATCATCGGGGATACATGTCATTTCTTGTGCTTGAAATTGAGATAGCCATTCATTAAAATGATTTTCTCTTTTGTATGAATAGTTCACAACCCTTTCAGATGTTTCTTGTTCTTCTCTATATGTTAATTCTTGATTCATAATTGATGCCACAATCAACCCACACGAATCACACACCATATCACCCGCATCATACAACGATAGAATGTTACTATCGGGACATTTTGAACAAATAATTATACTAGAAATTACATTTTTTCGATCTACATTTTGTTTTTCAACTTCTATCAAATAATCTGTGAAAATGTCTTTTCTTTTTAAACCAATAGTTTCTTTAAGATTAAAAATGTTATCTGTACTCACCTCGTTTCCATTTTCATCCATATGTCTCTTCATAAAGGGCATACATTTAATTATGTATTGCGACATTTCATATTCATATCTATCTTTATTCAATGGATCTTCTTTGATACTATTTACCCAATATTCTAACCTATTATTGTATCTACTTAAAAAGTTTCCTTCCATTATATAAAGAGATGTTGTTTAAACTTTTAAGCTTTATATTTCTACTGTTTAGAAAATTAACTACGTATCCAGACTACTATATATTATCCGAAGAGATTGAATATGAACTTGAAAATGATATGAAATATCAAATTGAAGATGATTTCTGGAGAGATGAGAGTAAATCTTGGGATGGTATTCTTGAACAGTATTACGTAAAAGCTAAAGGTAAAAATTTTAGACACACGACTATTCCACAGAATGTTAAATATGTCATTTTACGTGTTGAATATTCATTTAATGGTCATATTTATAAAGCTATTTCTAACGATATAAATTTCAAACCGGGTGATAAGGATGAACAACCTATGAAGTTTAGTATTCCTTTGAGTAATGTTTGTTTAGTTGACCATGATGATAAACCACAAAGAGACATTACTGAAAAGGTGAAACGTTATATTGGACCTAGAAATGATTTTCATGAGCAGAGTGTTTCATTAGAACACTTTTTGTATTACGATAGAGATACATTAAAAGAAAGATTTCCAAAAGTGGAGATTACCAATAGTATTGGCATGAAAAAAACTATTTCCACTCTCAATGGATTTACAATTGATCTTCGGATACCGTAGTCGCCAGGTAAAATTTCAGTTCACCGAGATTTGCGACGTTATATTTTAAAATCAAAAATCTATTTCCAGACTCTTGGATAATTTGTACAGATGAACACATACTCGTCGCCTTTGTAAATATATTTAAATATTTTAGACTGTAAAGTCCTGACATTTTATCACTTTTTTCAATAGTTTCAATGGTTGTTTCCTGGTTTGCGAAATCACCATTACACCGAAAGGTGATCGTATTACACTCTCTCAGTATTTCCATGTCTACCCCAATGTTGGACATATCTCTGCATAGACGTTGAAAGTCTGTAGATGGTAAAGTTGTCACCGTAGTCATGGTAATATCCGGAACTTCAATTCGACTTTCGTTGATATCCAGGAGTTTAAGTTGAAACTTGGTGTTTGTTTTCTTCGACTCACTTATAATTTCTATATCCATAAATTCCCTGGAATTAATTTCAAGTTTTAGAATATCATTATTCGTAATCGTCTTCAAAAGTTTGAATGTATTTGAAATATTAATTCCAGCTAAAATTTCATCTTGTTCACATACATATTCCTCAAAATTATCAGCTGAAAGAAACATATCTATGAGAGATGTCCTAGCATTGTCGAGTGTAACAATGTACATCCCATCTGGTTTAAAGTAGATGTTTACGTCATTCAAAATATCCTTTAATACTTCAAACGTCGACTTTAAAGCCGTAGCTTGAATAGTGACAAACTTCATCTATAATTTGTAAAGCGTTACATCTTTAAATCTGTATATGGTTCACCTTTTGATACATCACGACTAATCTTTTCCTGAAGTTCTTTTGTCATCGCGGGTTGTAAAGATTTTCCATATTCATCGAGACGGAAGATACTTGTGTCATCCCCACCATCGAGGGTAGACATGGAACAGCCATCGCCAAATCCCCAGTTGGAAACTTCCTGTTTGGGTAAAAGTGAGTCAAGCCAATTTTTTATTTCGTTACCCACCAAAATTTTACCATTTTTCGTAAGCATCGTGGGAACTCGGTTGATTTTATTTTTATAATTTGGTGGTATGCCCTGTGTATTAATGTTATGAAAATGAACAAGTTGTTTCAGCTGTTGATGTTTATTGATGTATTCGATCACATCCATTGAATGTTTGCACCTCGGACTATATATCAGCAGAGACATATCTAGTATATAATTTTTAATTTGTAAAAAAAAATTAACGCAGTATAGTAAAGATGAATTATATATTCGTGATAGCATCGATTGTAATCGCACTTATTCTTCTGACCAAGAGAGAGTCTTTCGGTATGGCGGGGTACACGAAACCTGTCGAGCGAGTTCAGTTAGATGATCCCAGACCAGATCTATCAAAATATACGAAAGTTGAAACTAGTGTTGACAATGACATGATAGAAGAGTTTGTCTTGAAGGCGAACAAGGAAATCTCAACACGAACTGGTGTATGCACGTACATCATTGAGACGACCTCGGTCAATCAGTACAGGGGTGAAGAGGACAGCATTTTTGAATGTATGTTTATGGTTATCAAGAACAACGGCTTTTCATTCGGGTTTTCCGTTGTCGCTTCTTTCGAAGTGAAGGGTAAAAATGTCCGCCTTATCGCTCTTCGTTCACAACCTCTTGATGTTCAGGCACCAAGTGATATTACTCCCTTCACAGAAGGCTCTCAAGCGAAGGAGTTTGTTGATTATCAAATTGTGAAAGAGGTAGCGGTACCCACCAAAGATGAGTTTGATTCCGCAAAAATTAAACTCCAGTAATTATAATGTTACACATCAACGATGTAATAAAGGTAGAAGAGAAACGAAAAGAGATTCGAAAAAATATATACAAAAAAATTTATGAACAATTTTCCGCTAAAATTAAACAATCTGCTGAACTTGGACATAAACATTTGTTTTTGACCATACCTTTATTTTTAGTTGGACACCCAGTGTTTGATAGACAAGCGGCCGCGCGATACATAGCAAGACAATTTAGTTTGGGTGGTTTTATCGTCAAACGTATAAGTGATCACGATCTATATGTATCATGGGAAATTCAAAAAAAGAAAAAAGATAAAACTGAAGAAGATGATGATGAAGTGGAATTTCCAACTTTGATGAATTTGAAAAAGATGGCAAATGAATACAGGCGGGGTGCGTAGTAAAATCACAAAATTTAAAACCCTTTTATCATATAAATCATGTCAGATCCACTCAATATAATGGTAGAAGCGAAGAAGGAATACATGGGGCAACTCTGTCATATCATGTGTCCCGCTATGATTGAAGTTTTCCATGAATTATATAATGAAGCCAACACCCTCTCAAAGGGTCGCAAAGTTTTGATTATGTATCAAAAGCTTCTCAAAGAAGTTCCAAACTGGTCAAATGCGATGTCCAAACAACACGCGGACAATATTGCTGGTCGATGTGCATGGTTCAGTGACCTTCTCGCTGCGGTATTTGTCGCGTGTACTAAGATTCTTTCAGCGGTACGTCTCAAGTCCGATAACAAAAAAATTGCACTCAAGTTGCCCACCAACGAGGTGTTCATTCAAACGTGCTACAACAATGCAGCGAAGGATTTGTACAAGGATCCGTACATTTTCCACGAGGAACAAAGTGAATATGTCCGCGACGAAAAATTAACTGCTCGGATCTGTGTTTGTATCGAGACATCTGTAAAAGATCTCATCCCTGTTCAACAAATTCTCCAGACGTATATGTCTCAAGATTCTGGAAACATCGATCTCGGTGGAGAAATCGAAGATAGTCCCGATCCAGATGTGTTAGACGACTATGGTCCTCCAATGGAAGAGGCTCCAATGGAAGGGGATCCAATGGAAGGGGCACCAATGGAGGAAGCACCAATGGAGGAAGCACCGATGGAGGAAGCACCAATGGAAGACCCCATTCCAACTGGTTTAGAAAATGAATTTAAAACTGTGCCAGGTGTCAAAGCATTTGAACCGGAACCAGAACCAGAACCAGAACAACCACCATTAGAACAAGAAGATGACGGAGTTCTTTTTGGTGACGCACCAGACCGCACCAGAAAAAATCCCCGTTATAATTAAATGGAACTCTCAGACTATCTACGCGATCCCATGAGTGCCGCTCTCATCGCCGGTGGTATTACTGCTGGGTATATTCATGCCAAAGCTTACCTCAACAACGAAGGAAAACTGGAGTTGAACAAGTACACCAAACCAGCTGTTCTTGTTGCGATTTTGGTGTTTTTCATAGTTTCACAGGGTTTAGGTAAAAAGGAAGCTATTTCTAGTGATCCTTTCTAAACTTAAAGATTGTATACTTATAATAAGAAAATGGCGTCCGTTACCGCGTTTAACGATATGATGGGTCAATTTCTTGTGGAATTGCACAAGACTTTTCCAGATGAAAAAGGCATTAAGAAGATGTTAACATCTTTCGATCTTCTCAAGACGACAAACCCTCGTCTTGTTGTTGACGGATTTATGACAGGTGTTTCACCATACGCAGAAAGGATTTCATCAAAAGATGAAACGTTTCTTCTCATGGAAATTGAAACTATTGATTTTTTGAAGGAACTTGATATTAAGTCGTACTGGACACGAATGTCAGACAGTACAAAGTCAGCTGTCTGGCAGTATCTTCAGACTCTCTACATGCTTGGTACGACTATTACAGCTATTCCAGCTGACACACTGAGTATGATTGAAGGGATTGCGAAGGATTGTGCCGATAAGATGCAGAACGACAACGGTTCATTGGATCAGGATGCTTTGATGAAGATGATGAGTAGTATGCTTGGTGGTCTTCCGAAAAAATAAACCTTCACATATACTAAATGAAGGTTTGGTTTGATAATCCTCAGGAACTTCTTAGCTCTGAACATATATCAGAATTCTGGCCATCGGATGATCAGTCTCCAGAAGAGAGGGTCAATGCGGCGACGCGTTTTATCATTTACGTGTGTTGTGTAATCTATCTCATTCGTCGAGATCCGCGTATTTTTGTTTTAGGAATGACTGCTTTGGCGGTCATTTTTGTTCTTTACAGAAGTAATAAGGTTAAGGAGCCCTACGTTTCGACAAAGTGTGGCGAAAAATGTCAACGTCCAACACAAGATAATCCAATGGGTAACGTTCTTATTACAGATTTCGAAGATGCCCCAAATAGATTAGAAGCTTGTTATTATTCCACTGTACAACCTGACACGAGTGGTAGTGTTAGATATGATTCTGGACGTTCTCGATCTCCATTACCAAAATACATGAGGAATGGATTAGATCGTCAATTTGTTTCCAATCCAGTGACGAAAATTCCAGGAGACCAGACAGGATTCGCTGAATGGTTATATGGACCAAAGAATGGTCCAATGTGTAAGAGCAACAACCGGTATTGTAGCCCAGATGCCCGTGGAGTTCAACTCGAAGCATATGGTGGACTTACATCATATTCGGATAGGCGATAGATTAAAATTCTTATGTAATAATAAATGGCATATCAGCTCCAACCTGGTCTTTCCATAGTTCAAAACAAAGAGGCCATCCCACCCGTCAAAGCGACTGAGGAGGTTTTTGTATATCCCCAGCCCAGTACCCTTAACTGTGGTGGATGCCGGCCCAACACCATGTTGTATGGTACCGCACCATACAAGGCTGGTAAGGGATCTCCAGCACAACATATAGATACTAGCGATCAACTTCGTCCACAGAGCACCTCTCGTTTTAACAAGACCATAGTCCAAACGTATGAGCGTAATCTTTTCCCACTCACGAACATGGAGTGTAAGGTCCCTCTTAGAAGCATGACATATGAACCATCGAGCACTCGAGCGGAGCTCCAAAATGGTTTATTTCAGCAAAGATACTACTCTAATAAAAATGTTAATAAGAAATAAGAATGGCTGATCCCATATCAATCATGGCTGTTGCAGGTCTTGTCTACGCCGGTAGAAATCTAGGAAAAAGGGCTGAAAAGGCTGAAAGTGTGCCCCAGCAAGATAAGGTTCAAGTTCAAGTTCAAAAACAAGAACCTGAAATAGATAAAAATAGTTATGGGATGCGCGTTGGTGTACCCCACAAGAGAGAGATGGAGTCATTTGCGGATGTGTCCGTGCAGCAGCGAAGTGGTGGTCAAGAAATTTTGAACATGCGGAATCGTATGTATGATCATGGTCGAATGGATAATCTTTCTCCAGTTGAAAAACAACTTGTTGGTCCAGGTTTGGGTGTGGGTGCAAATGTACCAGCTACAGGTGGATACCAACAAATGTTTAGGGTAAACCCAATTAACGCAGGTGAATATCGTCTTACTACATTACCAGGACGCACTGGTCCAGCTGCCGATGTTACAGGTGGTCGTTCTTCACTTGTTGGTCAACTTACTCATAATAAACCAGAGACGACCGCTCATTTACCATCTCGGTTACCAGCGATGCCTGGTCGTGCACAGGGAATGTCAGGTGTTGTACCCCGCAACGAACACGAAAGAACAAAACGAACTACAAACCGATCAGAGACAGGACTTCGTAACGATGGTTTAGGTTTCAATGGTGCGAAGCGTTTTGTTTCTGCTCAGACCGTGTCACAGGACCCAACTCGTTTCAAGAGTGACCGAAACGATATGCAATACGTGTATGCTAATCGGCCAGCCCCTGGTATTAGCAATTTCCGTGGTGCTTACACAAACAGTGCAGCTGTTAATGTAACACAGAAGACGAATGACGAACTCATGAAGTATGGTTTCCGCCCAGAAGACAGGCGAGGAAAGGCTAACCGGATGGGTAACGCGGGTCGTATGAACGTTCGTGAAAGTGCACTCAAACAGGGTGGTCGTCTTACATCTGTTCGTAGTGACACCTCTCGTATTGATGGTCGCATAAACGCTGCGAATGGTGGGTGGACACAACACTATCAACAAAAACCATTCCACCAGTTTAATGCCTATAAGGGGAATGCAAACCCAAATTGTGGTTCTTTAGACGTTGCTAGGAAACAACTTGCGAATAACCCTCTCGCACATTCTCTCTCCCAATAATTTATGACATCTAAAGATAGAAAAACATTCATTAAAATATTGTTCCTATATTTTAATGAAGGTTCATAGCCTCGATATAGATAGTTCTGTCCGTGATAGTGTTTTGTACCCATTTGCTAATACATATGTCATAAATCTCGAAAATCCAATTTATGATGTGTCTGAAATTAGACTTGTATCTGCTCGCATACCCACACCTCAAACTACACCAATCAGACCCAAATCCCTCATTTTAAGACTATCTTCTGGCTCGGATGAACTTAATCAAAGTGTCTATGTGACAACGCCACACTACACGGGACACATTCTCTTAGATGATACAACTGCTATAACCTTTAATGGTTCAGACGATCCATTCGTGCATCGCTTTCATTCCGGTTCACAAAAAATAATTAAAAATCTTCGATTTGAATTCCTCTATATGAACAATGGAAATCTTGAATCATATGATTTTGGTTCCGAGGAACATGTATTAAAATTTGAAATACAATGTTCAACTGATAAACTGGAAGGATTACCAAAAGTTTCAATAGAAACGACTAAAAAGAGTGATGTTTTCACAGACATAAAGGTTCCCACATTGGAGAATGTTTATGAATGGAGAGAATACATATACATTGGTATAATTCTTTTGATTGGTATTTTTCTTCTTACTCTGATGAAACGAAAACCAATTAGCGGGTAATCGCGAAGACGGGTTGAGCAGGCTTGGAAACACGAGTGGAAACCATGGAGATGATCTTGTAAACAACCACCGAGAGGAGGGTGGTGAAGAGAGCGGTGAGAGCGTACTGAGAACCACCGTTCTTGGGAACCTTGATGATCTGGACAATTACCCAGCGAACGAAATCCATCCAAGACATGGCCGCCGCGAAGGAGAAACCTGCGACGATAGAGTTAAGCGACTGAGTCTCAAGCTCAGCCGCGACGAGTTGAACGGTGTCCATAGCAGTATCAATGACGCCAGCCATTATGTAAGTTTTATACTATACCTGAGGAAAATTATTCTGGAAGTAAGGGTTCTTTTTCAATTTTTTTATATTTAGTTTTTTTGAGTGTTTTCGTTTTACTAAAAATTGGTTCGTCGTCTGATGAACTGGTAGAGCTTGAATCACATTCATATGGTTTAAATGTATCTTCTGAAAATGTCCATGGTTCAGGCACCCATGTGCTCATTACTATTAATAGCATTTTTTAACATCTGTTCTGCCGGACTCTGAGGTTCCCAAGTGTTCCAACGGTCATATGCCTCGTTCACTTGATTAAATTTTAAATCTTCTCCAGAATACCTCTTAAATGTAGGGCAGTCTTCGGCAGACACTTCTTCAATTTCCGTCTCGTCATCTGACTCTTCTTCATCATACACATCTGGAAAAATAGATCCAATATTGTTTCCAACTGTGTTCATCGCACAATATTTAGATGCATATTCCATGTCTTCTGGGAGAATTACATCTCTTCCACACGCCTTGGAATATTCAGCCGCTAATACCATACTTTGTTCCATTACGGGCATCATGATGTCAATCATAGACTTCATATATTGATCTGCCATAGCTGAACCGCCCTCACCGAAGCCAGTTTGCATGTTCATCTTTAATGTTTAATATCAAAAAGAGTTTCCGCAATTCCCTCACTAACACGAAGAATATTGTAGCTTTCTGCGTAGACTCGAATTTGCCTGGAAAAATCTGGACATGGAGTTAAACTTAGGGCTAAAATTTGCTCTTTTACGTGACTAAAGTTAACCTGTCCAGTTGGGTACCATTCTTCTGGCTGAAGTGCAAAACTGTAGGAATAGAAACGTCGAATCAATTGTGTTTTTGAATGATGTATAGCCGCCTGACAAGCTTTAACGAAAGGGACAGTACCTGTATCCCTCGTTACGATATCATTACCATCAAGTGTGATTGTAAGGTGATCCAAGTTCTCGTAGAGTATATATTTGTCACCCGCTACATTTGACGTGTTGTCGTAATCAAAAATGGTGACAAAATTGCCTTGAGATGTTCCATTTCCTGTAGTTCCACTACGTTGAATCACGAAGTATAGCTCTTTTACTGGGTTAATAAAATCAAGCTTGTCACGGAAAGAGGTTTCACCTACACCAACGTTAAATACATCTTGTTGAATCTGGGTAATGAGATAATCTCGTTGTGTATTTTCCAATTTTATTCTTTCAACTGCGTCTAAAAATACAACTTCCGCACAAAGTTGTGAATTCTTTATTTTTAAGTCTTCAGTTAATGTGGCATAGTCTCCATTTGTCTGTACAACTAAATCTCGAGCGTCTCTCAGTTTAAATTCTACTTCAACTTCCTGATACTTAATGGCACACAGAGGTACAGAAAGTTCCGGGTGGTTATAAAAGTAAAAAGGTAAATCGATAAATAAATCTTCATTCTTCGTTGAACCCAGTGTACCATGTGTAAGTATAGTTGGATTTGAAACCCTCAAATCACCTGTTCGGAGTGGATATTTACCTATTAGATTTTTAAGAGCAATTTGCTTGGTCTGTGTCACATAGTGTTCAGAGTAAATTTGAAGATAATCACTCGTCAAACGTTGAATCACCGTCCCTCCTACTATCAAATCCACATATTCTATGAGTGCGTGACCCACGGATTCTATATAACATGTTCCACCTGTAGTTAGTTGTGGAAGTGTCACTTTCAAACTAAGTGTTTTTAAAAGGTCTCCCGTGTTTTGTGCAACTTTAAAACGAATCGTCTTTCCAAAATCAACCTGGTTCTCGGGATCGATATCCACATATTGATTTGAAAAATTTGAATGTTTTTTAAAACGTTCCAAAAAATGTGTATAGTCTGGATTACTTGTAAAAAATTGTTCTTGTGGTCCAGATACCAAAAGTTGAATGCGACCAGACATTACTATTATATTCATCTAAAATTTTAAACCAGCTAAACCACTCTGGAATCGTAAAACGTTATAGTTGACTGCGTAGATACGAGTATAATTATCCGAGCTAGTGTAAAACGGGGTAATTTCAATCGTAAACATTTTATGTGAAATGCGACTCATGTTAACCTGTCCTGTGGGATAATGACGTTCTGGGTTAAGTGCAAATGAATATGTACCAATTGTGTAATATACTTGTGCGGAATTATCTAAAATTGATGTGTTTACGTGATGTTTGAATGCTTGCTCATACATTAAAAATTTCCCTGAACGATTGAATACAATCTGGTCGTTAAAACGGAGTTCAGCGTTTGAAATTTCATTATACCACACTGGAATGTTATTACTTGTATCCGCTTCTGCTTGAGACAAAAATATAAGTTCTCTAACTGGATGTTTAAAATTCAACATGACACTTTTTTTATTTTCCCCGGCTTTCATTTTGAATTGAGACATTTGTACTTGTGTTATGACATAGTCTACCGGTGTAGACATTAAAAAGTTTCGTTCATCGTCAGTCAAGTAAACGACATCTGTATCAAGGGAAAATTTTCTGATAACCGCTGAAATATCTCTCTCATACCTATCTTCCAAACCATCATTGAGGGCATCATCACCATCGTTTAAACCACCGGGGTTAAAGTATTGATTAAATACAGTTTCTCCACCGAAAACAAGATCTTGGAGACGTCTGATTTTAATTCGAACAGAAACTTGTTGTTTTGACAATGCACATATAGGAATGGCAAGTGTGGGATTTCTATAAAAGTAAAATGGAATATCCATAAAGTATGTATACGTGTTATCATATGGTAATTGTCTCAGATGACCATTTAGGAAGTACAATGACTGCTGTACATCGTCATCTGTATTATGAAGTTGTTGATGAATATGAATATATTCACCAGTTATTTTTTCAATAACCTGACCACCTATAAGAAGTTCAGCATACTCGACTAAATGTGAAATAATACCCGGAGACCAATTTGATAAACCACCTACTACATTTGAATCAGGATCTGGTTGAGGATCTTCGAGGGTAACTTTGAGCGTCATGTGTTTAATAAGATCCCCTGTACTACTTGGTATTTTACACTCAATCGTGTGATCAAATAATATATCACCATCAAATTGATTTTCAAATGTATCTATGGAAAATTTTGTATGTCTTTTGAAATTCATCAGGAAATAAGAATATTGTGGTTCACCTGTGAGCCATTCATCTTGGACTCCTGTGGCGGCAAGTCTTAAACGACCAGCCATTCCTACATTATGTGAGTAAAATTTTGGTAAATAAAACGAGACATTACATTAGAATGAACCTTCAGTTGAGGAAGTTCAAACCTGAGACGATTACAGATGATAGGGTTTGTGTGTTCATAGGTAAACGTAATACTGGTAAATCTACGTTAGTAAAAGATATCATGTTCCATAAAAAGCATCTTCCAGCTGGTATAGTTTTATCGGGAACAGAAGAAGGTAACCATTTTTATTCAGAGTTTATTCCAGACCTTTTCATTTATGGAGACTATGACAGAGATGCGATAGAAAGAGTGATGGCACGACAAAGAAAGTTGGTCGGTGCAGGTAAAACAAATTGCGGTGCATTTATGCTTTTAGATGATTGCATGTACGATTCGAAATTTTTGAAAGATACGTGTATTCGTCAATGCTTCATGAATGGCAGACACTGGAAAATCTTCTTCATGCTTACGATGCAATACGTTATGGATCTTCCACCAGCACTTAGAGCCAATGTGGATTATGTTTTTATTCTTCGAGAAAATATTATCCAGAATAGAGAGAAGTTATATAAATCATTCTTTGGTATCTTCCCATCTTTTGATATGTTTTGTAAGGTTATGGACGCATGTACAGAGAACTATGAATGTCTAGTTTTGGATAACACCGTGAAATCTAATAAGATACAGGATTGTGTATTTTGGTACAAGGCATCTCTCAGGAAAAACTTTAGAGTGGGGGGTCCCGAACTCTGGAGACTTCACAAAAAGATGTATAATCCCAAACATTTAGAACAAAAAGAAGATGATGCAAAAAAAGCTACAAAAAAAACCGCTCTTCGCGTGATAAAAAAGAAATGAAAAAACGTGTACTATATTAATGGCTTCTCCCCAAGTAAACACATTAAATCTTTCGGATGATGGTGAAGGTATGGTTCCACTTCACAACAATGCCTCTACCGCATTCGTGAATAATCACCCCGAAAAAAATATACACGGAAATAAAGAGACGATGGATTCTACTCCTATTAACGATATCATGATGGAACCTCCAATGATGACCGATGAACCTAGGATGCAGGGTATGATGCCTCAAATGACCGCTCCCCAACCCCAAGGAAGCTACACTCCCCCAGAAGAGACAAAGGTGGAAAGTAAGAACCCCCTCAATCTCACCGACGATCAGCTCACAGCGGTCGTTGTCGCGGCCTGTACCGCTCTTGCTATCAGCAAACCAGTTCAAGATAAGCTTGCGACCTCTATCCCTAAGTTCCTTAACGAACAAGGGGGTAGAAGTTTTGTTGGTCTCGCCTCAACTGGAGCTGTGGCAGCTATCGTCTTTTTCTTTGTAAAAGACTACATTGTCAAGCCTTAACGTTCCCATCCCATGTTACTGTAGATGGAATTATCAATACCCGCAAAATATGTTATTAAAGCACCACCGGCAAAAGTAGACATCAACAAGAAGGTTAAAATCTGCTTCTTTCTCCTGTCATCTTTTGTAGATTCCACAGCTGACTTGGACGCATCCCAAATCCTGTTAATGAAATACATAGTTATCATAGATAACATAGTCGTCGCGAAGAAAAAGATGCGGTCAACTGCAAGGCGGGGAATCGTGTTTACGATGAGACGCAGAACATTTGGTATAACCATAGTTAACCATATGAGGTTGAACCAGTATATGTTGGTGAATGTGGGTACCAACATGACACCAAATATAGCCAACCAGTATGCTATGACTGAAAGTAAAACACTCACAGGTGTTTTCATTATATCATAATGAAAGATTATTTATCCTGAATGTGCTTACCACAAAATTTAGTTCTTTGTGGAATTTTTTTGTAGATGCCTAATTCTACACACATGTCCCTCAATTCTGTATAATTTTTCCAAAATTCTGGAGAATGAGTATACTCTTTCACTGTACAATGTGCAAGTTCATGAATGAGTACATGGAATATCTCATTTGCATCACCATCTAAACATATGGCAATTTCACCACCTTTGTTCGTGTTGTAACCAATTACACCATTCATACGCTTATACCCAGTGATAGGCTTAGGATCTCTCAACATGTGGAACTTTTTATTATCTGTATCCTCGAGATGTTCTCTGAAAATTTTATATTTTTCTTTCACCTCGATAAAGACTTTCGGTTCTTTGATACTATAAAGTATCCACAAATTTATGATGATCAATACAATGAACAGTATCATCTCTTATATACAAAGATAAATTTACTATACAATTCTGAGATTGGGTTCCCTGATAAACCCTCCCAAAGTTGTAACCTAAATCCCATCTCTTCTAAAGTCGTTATGAGACGATCTCTATAACATATTGGCTCGGGCTTCGGTCCTTCCGCGTAGAAAGGTGTGTCCACCAAATGCACAAATAATTTTTCACCATACTCCCCATACCCAGCTTTACTACTCATCAAAAAATAATTTCCAATCTCATCCCTGTATGGAGTTCTGAATACAATCTTTTCAGAGTCCGGGATGATACCTATTAACTTTCCACCAGGTTTCATTCGCTTTTTAATTTCTCGTAGGGAACTGAAAAAGAGGTCGCGGGTCTTGTAGATGTAGTGTAAAGAAAAATTAAAACACACCACATCAAACTTTCTATTTGGACACTGGTGTATGTCACCCTCGTAGAAGTTCACCCGCATGTGCATATTTTTTGCACGGGATCTGGCCTCCAATAGGGCCGATGGCTCTGGGTCACACATATTTATGTTGACACCACACTTGTGCCATTTTTGAAGGTCACCCCCAAAGCCACACCCAACATCCAAAATACAATACCCTTTATGTGCGACGGATTGTATTAAAGATCTTTTAGCGTCATTGTGGTTCCGGCGAATCTCTTCCATGGATAATATACACACTATACCTTTAAGGTAAAATGATTGATATTTTATCATTTTCAACTGTCGTACTTAGGTTCCAGTTAAATAAATAATAATATACATGTCCACTGCCAATCATAAATTTGTTTTTTTCCAAGTCTCCTGTATTCACCCCCACATCCAAAGTATTAAACACGTGATATCCTAAGTTCCTTGCAATGAGGAAGGCGTCGTTGAATACATCACCAACTAAGTAGAACCGGTAGATTTGTTTCACTATACCTTCTCCATCCACTCGGTCATATGGAATGTCATACAAAGATATGAAAGTATCACTCTCATCATTCACATAAGCGTGTGTTGGTAGAACCCATCGTTTGACATACTCCTTGGTGATAACTGGAGCAATTTTGAAATCCTTGGTATATTCTTTGAGAATGCGGGTAACTTTAGGCACATCTTTGGAAGTCATCTTTCTCCACGAATATTTACATGGACCATGAACCTCGTAATATGTTTCTCTGGGGCGATTTGTTTCATAAAACCCCAACTTTATGAGCTTTTTGACGTCCAAAAATCTATGCCAATAATTTGCCTTCGTAATAGGTGTAGGTATCTTAGAAACTCCTGTATACATAGCTTGCCAAATTCCCATACTATTCGCACGTCTCCTAATTTCACTAATCAAAATAGGTGCAAGACCCAAAGATCTTTGAGAGGGATGAATACACAAAAAATTTATTTGAACCATTTTTACTTCCGTTCCATCAACCCTCACATCTAAAGGTGCACTTGAAATAATTCCTATAAGTTCCCCGTTGGTTTTTCTACGAATCGCGATGTGATCATTAATAGCCCACTTCAAAGTGTCCCTAGTGTAAGATAATCTGAAAGTGCCACTTGAAACGTAATAATTGGTCAAAAAGAGATGTATTTCGTCCAATGTACTCTGTGACCACATAAAATCATCGGGAAGTTCATGTGGGTTTACATTACATGTGCGTGTCGTTTCTATTTCACCGGAAGAACATCCATCTCTGGGTACTGGTTGAGTATCCCAAAAAGAATGCATCTGTTATTTAACTAATAGCTTAAAGTTTTAAGTTGATTCATTCATATAATGTCTCTTGAACAGGATTATACCACCGTTCCCGGACAAGTTTTTGCCTGCATTTCCATCGTTGGTCCGGAGTGTCCCCAGAAAACTGATAAGTTTGGTATCAAACTTCGAGGTGCCTTTGCGACCCGAGATGAAGCTGCGAACCACGCCAAGCGTCTCCAAAAAGAAGATGCCACGTTTGATATTTATGTTGTTGACATGTATAAGTGGCTCCTCATCCCACCAGACTCTTCAAAGATTGAAGATGTTCACTACACGAACGATAAGCTTGAAGAAATTATGACTGGTTACAAAGAAAATCAGTCTCACGCCGCTCGTATGTTCCAAGAGCGAAAGCAAGCGATGATGGACACAAAGGTGAATTACACACCCGGTGACGACAATTCTAAGTTTTACACCAAGCCAGATGAAGCACCTATTTCTCACCCCGCCGAAGTTCTCGAGCGACTCAAGAAGGAGAAACCAGATGCATCAATGGAAGATCTTGTTAAGGAAGCTGATGAGATCGTTGCGGCCGAAGTTGAAGAACGCCGCAAGCAGCGGGAAGCTGATGCATCCCTCGGTACAATTGAAGAAGACAAGACTGATGAAATCAAAGAGGAGGAAGCGTAATTATTTAAAAAATAAAAAAAAACTTGTTTTTTAAATTGAGTCACAATTTAAAAAACAAATATACAATTAATTAAAAAATGTTTAGGTGTATCTGAGAATGACTGGTTGCATCGTCTTTCCCATGAAGAATCCAAGTAAAAATACGGCAAACGCGATAATCCACGTCGATTTTTCAATCGTTGAAAAGAAATCCACCTTTTCCGGTTGTGGTGGCATCGTTGCATAATTTGTTTCTTGTGGTTGAAAATAATATTGTTCTCTTTCTTGGTCATCATGTGGAACATCTTCATTTTTATTATGAACGAGTTCATCAATATTAGGATTATAATCAATTGGATTTCCTATGTCAGTCTCCATTTATTAGTAGTATTTCATTTTTTTAAGCATCTTCTTCTTCACTATCACTATCTACAACAAAATCTTTGAGATTTCCATTCTCATCCATGTCGCTATCCTCATCTTCTGAACTGTAATCCTCTTCTTCATCTGTATCAATTTCAGAATCAAATTCGGAATCATGTTCCTCCACTGTATAGTCATCTTCTACTATATTTTCAGTTGGCTGAAACAATTCCGGCTTTTTTACTTTTCGTCCCGATCGAGTTACAAATGTGGCCATTTATGAATTAAACACGTTATTGTTTAAGTATCTTTTGGGAATAACTTTGAAACCACATTAGCAGTTAATTCGTAGCGTCTATCATTTTTTGTAGATTTGCATATTGGGCATTTTTGTGATAACTCTTTTCGTTTTTTTATGGTGTACGTCATTACAACATCATCTCCATGACTTCCATTGATTTTTTCACAAAAGTTTGAAGTTGTCAATACACTAAACATATTATTATGTTTTTGAACTTTACTTACGAGAGTACTTCCCTGATTTTTTAAATATTTTTGAATAAAATTCTGAATATCCGGAGCAACATCACCATGTTTAAATATCGGTTTTTCGATAAATTTTTTAATTTCTTTACACTTTAAAATTTCAGTTTTTTCTGGGTAAAAAAACTGTATCAACTTGGGTGAAAGTTCATGTTTTCGTCCACAGAAGTCTTTACAAAATCCATCTTTTCTCCCCATGATAGTTTCACATCTACAAAAACATTTTTGGAGAATGTAACGTCCACTCACAATAAACCAAACGTGATTTGAACCATGATTTCTTCTAAGATTTTCACAATATTTTGAATTTGTTGAAATGAGGTAAAGTTGTTTATGTTTAAAAATTTTAGTGACACTGGCATTTCCCTGACCCTCTAAATATTTCTGAATAAACTCTTCGACCACCACTTTCATTTCATTGTCATGGATTTCATCCTTTGTCTGATCTTTCGTAAAGGTTCCTTCTTTGATGACATTCGAAGGTGACTGAACTACGTGCGTTTGGGGTGCATCCGTTCGCACTGCGGACATTTTTAAAATTTCTAAATCTGGTTTCTGATCAATTTTTAGTATTCCACTTAGTGGACCGTGTTTATATATAAAAATGGGAAGATATGCCAATTGGGTTTCACCCTTTGATAGTTTATGTGACCAAATCATACGAAATCCACTTCCCTTTGTTCCTCGCTGTGCATCACCATAAACTGCACCATCCACAATTTCATTCCAGTCTATAGAAGGTTTAGCCTTTGAAAGAGCTATAAGAATATGATCTCTGAGAGCAATAGCAGAAACCTGGTCAACAACAAAACCCGACCAATTTAGATGTACACCCGTCTTGATCAGGAAACCGCATTTTTTGGGAGGTGATACGGAAATCAAACAATCTTTACCACCATGTCTTTTGACTTTATCACAAATAACTTTACATATGTCTTTGATTTCATCTAACTCCAAAGATGTGTCATCCTTGTAATCCAAGTCAACAAAAAAGTTATACGTAGGTGTCTTTTGTTCAACGAGAAACATTTTTTCACCAGTTCGTATAGCTTCTACATACTTTTCGTAAAACTCATTCAATCTATCAAATGGTACAGAGAGGACACCACCGTCCATTCGCACATGTGATATATTGGATGCGTTAGTAAACTTTTGTGAAATACACCAGTTTTTAAACATACCTTAGTAGAGATCTTATTCTCTAAACCATCTCATACACGAGACGTCTTCATATTCCTTTGTTTGTGAAAGTTCCTTTTTTATAGTTAAAAGTTCATACACCGTTTTGTCTTTATTTTCATTCTTCCAATTTTCGATTTCTTCCTGACATAGCCCCCTGTTCCTCGCCAATAAATTTTCGATTTGCATTATAATAAAAGATTTTGACTTCATTATTTTATAGAAAATGTTTTTCTATTCAAAGAAGTTATACAGGCATAGAACTGTGGATTCCTTAAAACATTGTCTACGATAAGTTTCCATCGCTTACGTGAATTAAACTCTTCTATCGTATCATAACTCATGTAATCGTTTTCATCGTGGGTCTTCTTTATAGGCTGATTCAATAATTTCCTGAGACTCGTCTTCTGCTTTTCTTCATAAAACTTCTTAATATGTAGTTGTTGTTCCGACCTGGTAAAATTTACAAAAAATATGAAAACATTGTATTCCAAGTCCACTGTGGAACTTTCTTTAACTGTAAATTTAAATTCTGTATACTCTCCGTTCTTTAGGGAAACAACACCCCTTGTTTCCTCTTCAAGTTCCCTGAGGGCACACCGAATAGGATTCGGAATCTCCCTCTTTCTACATCCACCCGTCACAAAAATCCAATCTTTGAATCGCCAATCCCTCACCGTGAGGAACCTTGGCTTATCGTCAGCAAAGCTAACCGGTATTGCAATCGCTTTGTATTTTTTCATTGCGCATTCGCAAGTTATAATAAGAGCACAAGTTTATTCTTCTACTTTTTCCCCCACTTCTTCTGTTTCCGTTTGTTCTTCAATTTTAACAGGTTCGGGTGCTGTATTGAGATGTTTTACAACTTGTTCGGAAAAATTTCTAAAGTTGTCAACATCTTCCTTCGTTTTACCAAGTTCTTTAAACATGAAGATGAGACCTACCAGACATACAATAATACCGACAATAAGCAAATTTTCACGTGTTACTGGAATCATTATACAATAGTAAAACACCTTTCTTTTAAGTAATTACACCCATCGAAGGTTTCCCTGAGGCTGGACACTCGTAGGGACTCTGAGCAAATTGGACGGCTTCGTAATGCGTAGGTTGACACGACTTCTCCGTAGAAGGTGTCGTTTGCCCAACAAACTTTTCGAGTCTCCTGGACTTTGGATCGTACGTCAATACAAAAACGATGGCGAGAAGGAATAAGATTTCCAAAAACATTGTTATTATTTAGTTAGAATATAAAAGTCCACCCATACCATTTTCTATGCGGAGTACGTTATAGTTGACCGCGTAAATGTCCTTGTCGCAGTTTGTAGTATCGTTGATGATACGAGCAGAGTCGAGGCGGGAGAAGTTGAGGGAGCCTGTGGGCTGGAGCTTCGAGGCATCTAGGCAGAAGGGGTAGAAGAAGAGCGTTTTGGCGGTGGACGAATCACCATTAGAGCTGTGGTAGTAGAGGGGCACTGTGGTGAAGTTGGGGTCCGCAAACTTGAAGTCCGCAACATCGGTGCCGTTGATTTGGAGCTTGAGCTTGTTCGCGTCCGACAAGATCGCGAGGTCGGACACATCCGCCGCGGCCAGGTACTTCACTGGGTGGTTGAAGTTCATCTCTTGGATCTTGGTGCCCGAGGAGATCGCCTTTTGGACCTGGGTCATGATCATGTTTTGGGGCTGCGCAGCGAAGACCTCCCGCTCTTGGGTATCGAGGTACGCGTAGTTCGTGTAAATGTCCCACTTGTCCGTAGCCGCCGCCGCACCCCAAGTGATGCGGAGCTCAACGTCGTGGTACTGGAGAGAAATGAGGGGGAGGGCCGACTGCCAGTTTTCGCAGAAGGCGAAGCGGAGGGGGTAGAAACGGGAGGCTCCCGCACCACCAAAGAGGTTGGCCGCAATGGACTTGGAGGAAGAAGTCGCCGAGAGAGTTGGTGCGATGAGGGTCGAGTAAGTCGAGTCCTGTTCGTCCACAACCTGACCACCGATGAGTAATTCAACCTTGGCAATCTTAGTACGCCACTGAGCAGCGGTGTACGCCTGGGTCGCAGAGCCATCGTTGGCGACGAGGTAGACATAACCAAGCATGTCACCCTTTCGCTCGAAGCGGACGGTGGACATACCATTGTTCGAGACGTTGCCCTGAATGACCTGACGCTCGACAGTTTGGGAGAAGTTGGTGTGACGCTTGTAGGTTGAACGGAAAAAACTGACCTCTGGTTGGCCAACGAGGTGGACATCCTGAGCACCGACGGCAACGAGTTGGGCAATACCACCGGACATTTTATATTATAGTGAGAGTTTATTTTTAAGCTGGAAAGTATTTCAAACTTTGTACTCAACCACAATGGTACGTACACCCCACGAAGGCTGCGATGTGCACCGCATTGGCCTCGTCTGTTTGGGTGCCATCAGATGTGAGGAATCTCACCTTGTAGCCGGGCTCCACCCCATCGGTGTCCTCCCATTGGATGTTGTCATTCTCATCCAAGAGGTTCTCGCCCCGACGAATCTCGTAGTAGGTCGTGATGGTCGTGTCAGAGTAGGTGTTCTGTTCCTCTGTGGCCAAGTTGGACCACTCACCCACCGTGAGGACCACGTTCTCCCCGTTGATGTACTGGGTTTGGGTATCGGAGGACCTATTGTAGGCCGAGAGGTTGCTCCACACCCCCTCCTCTACGGTGACCAAAGTCTCCACCTTCTTGGGGGCTTGGGTGGCCACATTGGACGCCGTGAAATCACAGTCCATCGTGATCTTGGCCACCGTGTAGTTGTGGAGGACATCATCATCTTGTCGCTGCCCATAGCCCGCCACATTGGAGGTCGTCACGTAGTCCCCAGACTCTAGGGGTCCCCCAGTGTTTACAACCCATAGGGCACCCTCCCCTAGGGAGTTCACGATGGCGCGGTTGTCACCTAGGACCTTTGGGGTCTCTGAAATAAAACCACCCTTAGTCTCCGAGCGGGAGGTGCCCACCCCCTCTACGGAGGAGACCACCCCAAAGCAGCTCTTGTCTTGGGACACGTTGGAGAGTGCCACCACTGGGAGGGACTCGTCGATGGTGATCGCCTTGGAGCCCGTCTTGAGGCCGCCGTTTAGGTTGACGTACCTATTCTTGTCCGCTGAAACGATGAGACCGGGTTCCATTGGGCCCTCGGGAACACATCTGTGCTGCCCGGTGAAGTTTGTGACCTCACCACGCGCTAAAATTCGACCTACGACATCTAGAGCTGCTTTTGGATTATTTTGGTTAATACCCACAGCTGTCCCAATAATGTTCATACTTTCTCCCGGACCATTCCTCCCCATCTCATAGAGTTTACGGGCGTCGCCGGGTGAGAGAACTCCGTCATAAAGGCGCATACCAGACATGTAACCATAGTAGTCAAGAGTTAAATTTCTACGATTTCCCCAATATAAATATGTATTTTCTTCAATGTTTAGGGTGTTCGTGTATACCCCCGAAGAAACTGCCAAATATGTTGTTATTTCACTACCATTCAGCCACAATCGCCGACTGTCCGTTCCAACACCACCGTCGTATACACAAACTAGATGATACCAGGTGTTCGTTGTTAGGGTGGGTACGGTAAAATCTATATCACTTCCATAAAACCACCATTGTATTCTTGTATTATTCACTAACATCAAAGCTGATGCGTTATGACTTGTACTGTCGTCCAGACCTAAATGGAATATCGTCTCGAAGCTAAATTCGAGGGGGTTGAACCAGACTGAAATACTATGAGCCCACGCACCCTTGGGATTTCCTATGGGGCCATGATATATATAATCATCACTGCCATCAAAGAAGAAAGAACGACCAAAGTCGGCGGTGCGTGTGTAATTGAAGTCGGCACCATTTCCTAAGTATCCATGTAAATCATTTCCACTCGTATCAGTGGCGGCTATTTGGCTGGCACCGCCATTATGAAGCTGCGAGGATGTATCAACTTCAACCACCAATTTATCTCTCTGGGGCACCTGGTAGAACCACGAATCTGGGGCCGGCCCAATCCTCGGGACATTTAGGGACTTTGTGAGGGTCAGTTCCCCATCGTGGAGGGTCGAGTACTTTGTGGTGGTTTCGGGGGTGCCGAAGAAGGAGATTTCGAGCACAGCGGCGACCGCGGAGTAGGTCCCCCCGGGCCTTGTCCTTGTCCAAACCAACCTGAAATATTTATAGTATGTACTCGTAGTCACACTGAAAGTCGAAGTTTGTCCAGCTGCCCACGAAGTTCTATCTATCCAATTTTCTACAACGCTCCATGTGGATCCATCCACACTACCGAATAAATATCCATCTTGTGGAGCTCTATCGGGCCCAACATTCGCAGCGGTGCTATGTTTTACCGGTCTAAATGACCAACTACTGAGTAGAATTGTGTATGGAAGTTCAAGTTGTACCCATGGACCCGCTATACCATTTGTTGTCGGTTCGGTACCGGGGGATGTGATATATCCCGTGGAGGTGGTGAATGAAGTGCCACCTTGTTCCCATGAATCCAATTGTGCATCACTACCACCGTCGAACGCTTCCCAAGCTTGATAGTTTGTAGAAAACTCACTACTCGCACTGGCCCTAAAGAGTCCGTGATCCTTAAAGTGGGTCTCGTAGTTGGTCATCGGCCCTGGTGGGAATTCACCAGACTTGGGGGGCAGGGCCACCTCATCGGCCACCGTGAGGGCTGCTTGGGGCTCCGTCGTCCCTATGCCCACCCTCCCCTTGTAGACGGTCACTGAGGACTTGGCGAGACCAAACTGGTCCTTTTGGGCATCCCACAACTCTAGGGCTTGGTCCTCCTTTATGCACTTGTTGTAGACCCTAAAGTTTGCCACCTTGCCCTCAAAGGCCCCACCCAACCTGGCTAGGACTGGGGTGGACTCTTGGGTGCCGTAGAACTCTAACTCTTGTAAACCAAAAAAGGTATTATGTCCTGTCAGCTTCGTTACTACTAACCCAAAATACTTATACGCCGTACTTGTAGTGTCGGCCGTGTACACTTTTCCCACAGAGTTTCCATTTTCTGTGGGTGGGGGGTTGTTCGTTTCAGATAAGACTTCAGTCCAGTTTGAATTATCGTTTGAACCGTACACTTTAAAGTCTTCGGGTCTCGAGTTACCATCATTGTACCGTGTGAACATTTTGATTGTTGTCATAAACAATTTATAGGGCATTTCTATCTTAATCCATTCACCATTGACCGCGCCAGTTCCTAAATTTCGGGAACCCGAATAAGCAAAATCTGTACCAGCATAGTTTGTGGCGTTTTCAGACATCCACGCATCGACGTCGGCACTTGTGCTGTTTGTTCTACCGTTAAATAAAAAGTGAACTGGACGCGCCACGCTATCAAAATCACTGCTTGTACTCACCGTGTACCCCCTCTGTGGTCCGTTTGAGACCATCGCCGTGTCCGGATATTTCCGCACATTTGTGGCGTCGGGGAAGCGGATCAGGTCGTTTTCCTTGTGGCCGAAGAGTTCGAGTCTTCCCAATGCTGAAAACCCACCATCACCATCAGTGTCACCACCTATAATTTTAGTTATCACAAATCGAAATCTTTTATAGGTTTTATTCTGAACCGTTGTTTCTATTACATGAGCCGTGGCAATATTAGTCAATCCCGAAAATGAACCCACTAGTTCCCATGTTTTTTCCTCATCGTTACACCCCACGAGTACACCATCTTCAGGAGCACGTAACGGTTGACCGGATAATCTTAATATAGTAAAAAAAGACGGATATATTTTTTGAGGCATTTCAATTTCAAGCCATTCACCGTAATAGGAAGTGCCTCCAACCGTTGTTAGAAAATCAGCTGTATTATAGGTTGTATTCCAAATACCACCACTGTTTTTTAAATATCTTTCTACCCCACCAGAGGACCAATAGTTGCCTGTGTTATCATTAATAGCCATCCATGGTGCATAGCTCGTACTATACTCACTACTCGACGTCACCGTATACCCACCTTGGGAGTACCCAGACATTGGGAACGGTGGGTACTCCCCCGCCGTATCCCCCGCGTAGGCCGACTCCACCTTCCGTCCATCCAGGTAGAGGGTCCTGTAGCCCCCCACCCCCTCGTAGGTGTGGGTGAGGTGGTGCCAGGTGTTGGCCTTTAGGGGGATGTCGTTCTCGTAGTTCCATGAGAGACTTTTGTTTACAATCCGCACCTTGTGGGTCGCGTCCCCCGTGGCCGCCTCTGTCCCAATGTGGTAGATTGTGGAGTTTGCCACGTTCGCCTCCAAGTTTGAGGAGTTGAACCAAAGGGAGACGGAGTGGGGTTGGTCCCCTTGGAAGGCCAGGTCCCCAGTGACCACGTTGCTCTCGGTGGACCCATTGAAGGACCAATAATTCCCTGTAGAGTCGTAGGTTACATCAGTGCCAGTGAGGGTGGGACCACCAGAGATCTGGTTGGTTAGGGTCGCCCCCAGGTCCCCATCCAGGTACACGTTGGCATCTACGAGGGAAGGAGTATCATAAGTAGATGTTATTGTTGTATCTTTCGCTATAAGATTACTGAGTATCAGATTTCCTCCAACTTCAACATTGCCGGTGGTTACTATCCCAGTAGTGGCGTTACTGAATTCGATTGTATAGGGGGTGGTATTACCGACTTTTGAAACTGCCGCTAAATCATATGCGGTGGCCAGACGGAAGCTGCCTAATTTGAGAGCTGTCGCAGTGACGTTTCCTTGTACCTCTAAGTGAGAGTTTTCAACTAACAATGTCCCTTCTGGTGTGTTGACTGACATTTAATATAGGGTAAGAAATGATTTACACGTTATTAAATGTGGTCATCTAAGCGATGGCTGTAATTGATACTGATGGGATAGAAAATTGATCGGCTGTTACGACGGTGCCAGACGTTTCACCTTCCCAGTGCTTCGTGGTGTGTATCTCTGCATCATACGTTGAATTATAACTTCTAAACTGCCACTTAAAACCAAGTGTTGGTCTATTGGCGGTAAACGTACCCAAACTCGCGTCATTCGAAGAAGCACCAATTTTAAATGGCCATTTAAAACTGAGTTTTGTTTGTAAGTAATTTTCCGTCTCAATTATGGTTCTAGCTTTAGTAACTTCTACCCAATTTGTACCATCTGTGGTACAAAACAATCCCCAAAAAATTATAGGTCTAGGATCATCTCTTCCTTGGAATACATTGTATTCATACACAATGGTTTTTGCTCCATCTGGTGGAGTGTAGCCTGTGATCACAGATCCTGTTACATCGGTAAAGATTGTAGTAGTTGTTTGCTTTCCTGTGACAGATTGCATTGTCGCCCGACCATACAACGAAGTGCTGGAACATGTGTCAAAGAGTGTCTCGATAATTTCACCTGGGTTATATAATGTCTTGGTGATACTACCAGAAACTGACACATTTCCCCCAACCTCTAGGTTATCTCCAATAACAGCGTTAGAGGTTGTTTCAAATCCAGTGGTGGGGTTGGTGAACTCTAATGTGTACGGGGTCGTATTCCCAACGTTGCTAACGGCTGCTAAGCTCAGGGGGTTTGAGAAATCTATAACTCCCCCAAATTTCAGGGTTCCACCAATCTGTACATTGGATGTGGTTATGAGACCGGTGGTTGCGTTTGTTAACTGAATCGTATCTGACGTAGCGTTTCCAACTTCTGTGACATTTTCTAGACCGTAGGCTGGTGTCATGTTGATTGTTCCCAACGTCAGGTTTTGTGTCCACGTATTTCCCAAAACTGTGAGAACATTTGATCCTGTGTCATCAACGTGAAGGTTTGAACCTACACTTAAGTTATGTGTGGGTGTAGTGTTCTGGATACCAACATTACTTTGTGTGATAAAACCGACGTCATATGTTTCATTTTGTACAAATCGAATTACATTTGAGACGGTATTTCCTACATTTATGACTTCATCAAATGTTGAGGGAGTCGCAGTAATATTCGAGAGGAGGCCACCATCACCTAGGAAGGTGGTGGCTGTAACGTTCCCACCGACTACGATGTTACTATCTACGACTAGACCGGTGGTTGTGTTTGTGAACTGGAGGGTGTTGGAGGTTGTATTTCCATTGTCTGTGACAGCTTGGAGGGTCGTGGCTATGTTGGAGAGGAGGCCACCATCACCTAGGAAGGTGGTGGCTGTAACGTTCCCACCGACTACGATGTTACTATCTACGACTAGACCGGTGGTCGTGTTTGTGAACTGGAGGGTGTTGGAGGTTGTATTTCCATTGTCTGTGACAGCTTGGAGGGTCGTGGCTATGTTGGAGAGGAGGCCACCGTCACCTAGGAAGGTGGTGGCTGTAACGTTCCCACCGACTACGATGTTACTATCTACGACTAGACCGGTAGTTGTGTTTGTGAATTGGAGGGTGTTCGAGGTTGTATTTCCTGTATCAGAAATATCTTGAAGAGTTGATGATACAGTTGTAATGTTGGAGAGGAGGCCACCATCACCTAGGAAGGTTGTGGCTGTAACGTTCCCACCGACTACGATGTTACTATCTACGACAAAACCAGTGGTTGTGTTTGTGAACTGGAGGGTATTAGATGTCGTATTCCCAGTTTCTGAAACGCCCTGAAGAGTTGTTGATACACCTGAAATATTTGAAAGTAAACCGCCATCACCCAAGAAGGTGGTGGCTGTAACGTTCCCACCGACTACAATATTACTGTCTACGATAAAACCAGTGGTTGTGTTTGTGAACTGGAGGGTGTTGGATGTGGTATTTCCATTATCCGAAGCGGCTTGGAGAGTTGTTGACACACTTGTAATATTAGACAGTAAACCACCATCACCCAAAAATCTAGTAGCTTTTACATTTCCAACAACCGTAAGTACATTTGATACTGTATCGTTGACCTGAAGATTTGAACCTATACTAAAATCATGAGATGGAGAATTGTTCTGGATTCCTAGTCTCCCCTCGAAGGTGTGTATATTTCTACTCATCGACACACCCGTTATTATAGATCAAGAAATGATTTCTAATTGAGATGTTCCGGTACTATATGTCCATTTTTGTCTGTTAGATTATTTAAATACATATGAGGATCTTGGCGTTCACCTATAACTAACCAACTTACTGTCGCAGTTGAATTAGTATTTTTAGATTTTATTGTTAAAATATTACCTGTAACATTTCCCTTTACGAGATCCCAGTTGCTTTCATTTGTCGTGAAACATGAAACATCTCGGTTTAATACTTGGAAAGTTCCCGCTGTCATTCTTGACACTTCATCGATATTAATAGAAGCTGAACCACTTTGAAGCTGTACTGTGCCTCTATAAATTAAGTCAGCTCTAGGACCTTCTATAAACGAGTGAAACAAACTATGTGTATTACTCATCGAGGGTAATGGGTGAGGTATTTTGAAAGTGCCACTTAACTTACTCACGGAACCGTTAACATCCAAATTTGAAGTTGGTTGTGTTGTACCTATACCAACTCGTTGTAATGAACTATCAATGTAAACTGTATTACTTCCAAAATTAAAAAAGTCTGAATTAAATGTTTGTTTGTTGATAATAATTTCATCGAAACTAAATATTTTTACTTTCCCTGACAACGAACCATTTACGTCATTTCCATATGAACCGACAGCTACACGTAAACCATTACCAGACAACGATGACGCATATCCTGAGAAATCATCTACTGCAATACCATCGAGGTCAACTCCAATCTGTTCCCAAATATTATTAATACCGTATTTAAATACACGGACATGTCCAGAGGCGGATCCACCGCCATCATTTAGATGGGCACCGATTGCGAGACGAGTGCCGTCTGATGATAATGATACAGATGTTCCAAAACGATCATCCGCATTTTCACCGTACATGTCAAAACCTAATTGAGACCACACACCCCCTGAGTATTCGTAAATTTGAGCTAATCCCACTTGGTTTAGTCCCCCAAATGTTTGATTAGGTGAGCCAATTACTACGCGTGGTTTTCCATCATTTACACACAAGAATGTAGACCACCCAAGATCGCCAGAACCAGTAAAATTTGATCCCAACTGAGACCATGTATTACTACTATACTGGAAGACTTGGGCATAGTTACTACCATATGCACCGATGGAAAGATATGTGCCATCATTTGACAAGCATACTGAACTTCCGTAATATTCACCAGAAGGTGTTGTACCATTAAAGTCAGAACCCACTTGATTCCATCCTGTTCCAGAAAGTGTGTATGCATATGCAGCCCCGGGTCGAATGAAGTTCGCGGGATCGGAATAAAATTGATTCGCTCCAATAATTATTGTGTTACTATTTAATGTTACTGAACTTCCAAAATAATCTCCAAGTTGTTGGCTAACCGATACAATGCGTTCTTGCTCTGACCACACATTCCCAAAACGCTCAAACACGTAAGCACTACCTGGGTTCACACTAGAACCAGCTCCAATGACAACCTTATTCCCTTCTACAGATACACCTGTACCAAATTGATCATAATCTTCTCTAGACGATGGCAAGAGTTTACTTTGTTCTGTCCACGTTGTTCCGGAACGAGTAAATATATATGCAGAGCCAGCGTAGTTGTCAGACAGTCTCGCACCAACGATAACTGTATCCCCTGATATTGATACAGAGTCCAAACCAAAATAATCATCAATTACTCCATCACTTGCAGTGAGCTTGGCTTGTTGTGTCCATGTTGTTCCAGAGCGTGTAAAAATATACACAGACTCAATACGAGTTCCAAGAACAACTGTATCACCCGATATAGATACCCCCTCACCGACAAATTGGAATCCGGTCGTATCACTCGATACAAGAATAGCCTGTTGTGTCCATGTTGCTCCAGATCCTGTAAATATATATGCACTACCGGCTTGGTTTTGACCACTTACTGTTCTTTGGGGTGATCCGACAACAATAGTATTACCTGAAATAGAAACTGACCTACCAAAAAAATAACCAAAACCAGAATCACTTGCCAATATTTTTGCTCGCTGTGTCCACGTAGTCCCAGAACGTGTAAAGATGTATATACTACCATGGTTCAAAGTAGAACCGGTATCATCTGCCCATGATCCAATTACTATAGTATCTCCCGAAATGGATACCGAATAACCGAAAAATGACACGGCTTCGGGATCACTTGGTACGAGCTTAGCTTGTTGTGACCAGGAGCTCCCAGTTCTCGTGAAAACATATACAGCACCGACATCTTGAAGACTTCCTATATGTTCTCTATAGGCTCCTATGACAGCGGTGTCTCCATCAATGTCAGTATCATGACCGAAATAGTCTGTGGTACCACCACTTGGATTTAATTCTGACTGCAGTGTCGAAGTTATATGTTCAAAAACACGCACGTATCCAGTTGCCGAAGCAGTTACACCATATCCGCCGGCAGCTACATGAGTTCCGTCACTAGACAAAGATACAGAACGTCCAAATCCGTCGAATGCAGCTTTACCATATATGTAATTACCTATTTGTCCCCAGAGTCCGTTGTTAAATTTAAATACTCTGATCTGCCCCGATTTTTCACCATTTGTACCATCGTGTCCATATGAACCCACAGCTAAAGTAAATCCATCGGAACTTAAAGATACAGAATATCCATTAAAATCGTCATCTCCTTCACCATAAATATCCTGACCCAATTGTATCCAGTCCCCTGTAATGTTTTGATATACGCGTACGTATCCAGTTTGAGTAAAAGATAAACTATTAACGTAAGGAGCTCCTATTGCTACGCGTGTACCATCATTTGATATAGATACTGACCACCCATTGTGATCTCCAGCTTGTTCACCATCTACATCGGAACCAAATTGGTTCCACTGTCTATTTGAAACACTGCTTACTGTCTGTGAAAATAAATCAGAAACGTATAAATTACCTCTTATGTTGAGATCTCCATCAATATCTAGAGTAGTTGTTGGTAAATCAGTTCCTATACCAATCTTTGATGTCTGTGTATCTACATACAAATTCGCTGTACCAACTTCAAATACACCATTTTTTACGTTTAATTTTGAATAAGGAATATCATATACACGAATGTAACTATCAATATTGCTACTCTTAGATACACTAATTACGCGTGTACCATCATCTGATAAAGCAACTGCCCATCCACAATTATCGCCAGAAGTATCACCATTTAAATCATTTCCAATTTGAACCCATAAACTTTCTTTGTATTCGTAAAGGCGTGTACGACCAGATTCTGGGCCATTTGGATCACTTCTATGTGCACCGACAAGGAGACGCTTACCATTTTTTGAAAGAGATATAGCGTAACCAGTCCATTCATCTTCATTTGAACCATATATATCTTCACCTATTTGAGACCATGTAACACCATCATATTGATATACTCGAACCTGACCCGTAGAATTAGTATTTAAGTATGCACCAATTGCTACTATTGTGCCATCACCGGATAATGACACCGATTTTCCAGATTGATCTTCAGCAGCTTCACCATCTATGTCATTACCCATTTGAGTCCAGGCTCCACCACTATATTGATATATTCGAACATGACCTGCGTTTGAACCACCGCCATCATTAAGTGGTGCACCAATTGCTACGCGTGTCCCATCCGAAGAAAGTGAAACAGCGGAACCAAATAAATCACCCGAAACTTCATTTGTTATTGCAGTTCCAAGTGCGACCCAATTTCCAGAAGTAAATTCGTAGACACCCACACTACCACTTGTAGTAGCAGTACCCGGTTGACCGATAGCCACAATTGATCCATTAGATGATATAGATACAACATATCCAATTTCTTGATTAATTACACTACCAGTAATATCATTACCAACTTTAGCCCATGAACCAGCTACATATCTATAAACACGCACACGTCCTGAGTTTGTACCTCCTACATCATTAAATGGTGCACCAATAGCTACATATGTACCATCTGATGATAAAGACACGGAATGTCCAAACTGATCACCAGATCTACTACCAGTTACTTCACCTTCTTCGCCGCTTATATCGCTACCCAGCTGAGACCATGTTCCATTTGCATAAAGAAATATGCGTACAAAACCAGGATCTACGCCAGTATTTTGAATAGAACCAACCGCTAAATATGTACCATCCGAGGAAGTTGCTACGGAGTATCCAAAATCGGTAAGAGAAGTCAAGGAAATATCAGCACCCACCTGATTTAATGTCAATGTGGGGTATTCCAAAGACACCAATGAATTGTTGTGTAAACTACCTGTTATGTTTAAGTCTCCATTTGTATCAAGTGTATAATTGGGTGTAGTAGTATTAATACCAACACGCTGAGTTGTTGAGTTTATGAATAATGTATTCGCATATTGATTATCACCACTACCAAATTGTGCACTGGTGACTATGTTCTCCTTATACACCTTTACACTACCACCATTATCTAGTTTTGCACCGATTACAATGGATGATCCATTTCCCGTCATGTCAACACCATAGCCGAAATCGGTATTTGAATATTCACCAGATATATCTGTTGCCTTTTTCCAAACACCGGAACCTATCAAGAAGTTATATACACGAACCTTTTCTACACCGTTAGCATTTACGGTAAGTCGTAATCCGTCATTTGAAAGTGAAACAGAATGCCCAAATTGGTCATCGTCAGTCTCACCATTGATAACTGAACCGGCGAGAACCCAATTTATACCATTATATCGGTAAACACGTACCTGATTTTGTCCACCAATAGCTATTCGACTACCATCACCAGATAATGACATGGATAACCCTATTTGATCACCGGCTTCTGTACCATCGATATTTTGTCCAAGTTGTGACCACGAATTGTCTGTATATTCGTATATTTTCACACGGCCAAAAAATGAGTTTGAAACACGAACTTGCGTTCTTTTAGGTGGTGTATATCCGGGTGAGTATCCATTCAAAGATTGAATAGTCGCGACAGATATTCCGTACAAACTTTCCAGTCTTTCGAAAGTATCACCGTCTCTCCAAGAATGCATTTTTACATTATTTCCGTCACTTTGGTATGCACCCACGGCTACACGCGAACCATCGTCTGACATTGTTACTGACCATCCAAAGTTATCGGCGACCACGTCACCATTTAGAATGGGTCCATAAAGTGACCAGTTTCCAGATGGATCAGCCCAATTAGTTCCTGTCCATTGGTATACTTTAACGAGACCAGTGGAATTATTATTACCCGGTGCACCTGTGGCAACTATCCAAGACGGTGAAGTTCTTCCTTTTGCGAGTGCGATAGATCGACCCAATTCATCACCGGCGGCATCACCAACAATATCTGTTCCGTTTTGATTTTCGGGATGTATTTTGTTATAATCAACGGAACTGCGAAAATACATTCGAATAATACCGGTATTGCTGTTATAACCATGACCACCCACAGCTAGAGTGTTACCATTATTTGACATAGAGAGTGCAGACCCGAAAAACGAATCCGATGGAATGGCAGTTTCTTGTATAGTACCACTCCCTATATTAGTATTATTAACTCGTGTAGACCACAACAAAGTTGCACTACCAAATGTATACACATCTACTCTACCAGCATTTGAAAATCTATATGGAGCAGCAATAGCCATACTTAAACCAGTATTGTCTGTAGCTACTTCATAACCAAATTGATCACCCACAGAACCATCAACATTCTGTCCCTGTTGGACCCACGTTTTTGTTGTTTTTACGACATTACCACTGAAAGTAATGTCACCCTGAACATGTAGAGTCGATTCGGGGGCGTCCGTTCCTATACCAAAGTTACCAGTTGAATCTAATTTAACACGTTCTTCCCCACTGGTTTTCATTGTTATGTTTTGGTTGGAGACGTTCGAAGTCGAACCTCCTAAAGATATTTCCGAAACCTTGGAAGTTTCTGTATTTTTTGTCTGACCTGATTGTAATTTGAGTCGGTGACCACCATCTTCAATCCCGTCTTCGTTTTCTTCTGTATCTGCACGTACTATGTTTGTTTTTTTACTTTTTACTGCAAGTTCTGCACCAAAATCATCATCCTCGATTTCAAGTACTGGGCGAGGAGTTGGTCTCGCGTCTACCTTTTGTGTAAAAATTTTAGTGGCAACGAGGACGTCTCTTCCCATTTATAATAGTGTATGATAATTAATCACTGAGTAGACACATTTGACTTACCTCCACCAACTTTAAGGTTTCCCTCTATTTTGACAGATCCGGAAAAGACATGGACATTCCTGGTTGACATGGTATTTTATTTAATATGGGGTAGTATTATTCTACCTGTTATTAAATAATCAAAAAATTTAGTAATCAAAAGTTCTGGTGAAGTTAGAACCAGACTCAATAGTAGTTAATTTCACAGTGTCGTTTTGTCCGAAGACATCTATGTATAGGTCGAGATTGGCGGACGGCGTGAAGGGTGGGAGGTCGGGCACATAAGTGATATCACTATCCCAATTTAATGAGATTGTAGCTGTTTTATATGTGATATCGTCACCGACTGCAGTGTTCCAGTAATAATCACCGGTGTCCGAACCGTGTATAGCAAGCCCGCTCTTGTAGAAACCGACCCCCGTCGATGACGAACTGGTACCCACCTTCGCAGTACCATCAAATAGTATGGTACTAACATCGCTCGATCCGTCCCCGTCCCCGTCAGTACTGAGTACAGCTCTGACTTTAAAAGTAATCACCCCATTGTCTTGGGTGGAAGCGAAGACTAAATCAATGGTGTCCTTTGATGGAAGTGAACCCGAAGCAGAGTATGTTTTGTGGGTATAACCACCCGAGCGCTTGTGTGTAACCAAACCACCCGCCGCACTCATAGCCGCATTGGATGCGGTAGAGTGGATGACACTCGACGCGACATTACCGTTAGTTAATACATCCTCTATGGTTGGGTTGATGCCAGTAAGCAAGCTACCATCACCAATGAAGTAATCAGCAACAGCATTACCACCAACGACGAGAACGTTCGCGGCGGTGTCGTCGACGTAGAGATTAGAACCAACGTCCAAAGTATGAATGGGCGCGGCGTTCATAATACCAACATTCGACTGTGTCATTACATCACCGATAAAGGTCGCATCATTCTGGACAACGAGGTTTCCTCGTACGTCGAAGAGCATTCGGTGAGTTGGGTCATCGTCGAGGCTTAAGACATGGGTATCTACCGAAGAGTTAGCTGTATAGCCAACCGAGAACCTGTGTTCATCGGCGTGGTAAATAAGACCGACGTTGGCAAATTCACCATCATCCATGTGTTCCAAAATAATACCAGTGTCCAAGTTGTGGACAGTATTGTTTTGACCAATACCGAAAATACGGTCTTGGATGGTGACCTCAGTCGAATTCACGATTGTAGTTTCACCCCTGAGAGTCAAGTTACCGTAAATTTCAGTCTCAGCAGAAGAAAGTACGGTGGTTCCCCCAGAAGTCACGTATATTGGCGACTTAGCGAGGAACCCATCAGTTTGGGTCATTGGCACATATTGCTGGACAGCGTCCACCAAACCCGCAATAGAAATGTTTGAACCCACTTCAATGTTCGCGGTAGTTACCAAACCAGTGGTGGAGTTCGTAAACTGAACCACGTTGGTGGTGGTGTTACCAGAATCGGTAACATCCTGAAGAGTTGTAGCGGCTAAGCTACTCTCCAAGGTTGCAACCCTCGTAGCATTGGACGCGAGATCGGTTTGAAGAGTTATCACATTAGATTCTTCTGAAGTCACCCTCGTCCCAAGAGCCGATACATCACTCTCTAAGGTGTCAACACGGGCGGCGTTGGATGTGAGGTCAGTCTCTAAGACGGTAGTACGACCGTCATTGGACGCGAGATCAGTCTCTAAGGTGGTGACACGGGTAGCGTTAGACGCAAGGTCAGTCTCTAAAACACCAACACGGGCAGTGTTAGAATCGACATCGGTCTCAAGAGCTGAGAGATCAGTCTCTAAGCTGCTGACGCGGGAAGCGTTGGACGCAAGGTCAGTCTCCAAAACGCCAGTACGGGAAGCGTTAGACGCGAGGTCAGTCTCCAAAACACCAACACGAGCAGCGTTGGAACTGATGTCCGCGCTTAAACCGGTATCC